TCTTAGAACTTACAAACGGAATCGCACTTATCATAATCACTCCGATATTATCTGGCGTGATTTGAGAAGACCGTTCTTTGTGTTTGAATACACTGCTATAAGACTCTTCCGCCTCTTTTGTTATCGTTGGGGGCTCGGAAGACGTAGCATCTTTCGTACATTTATTTGAATAAAATGGCACGCGACTTTGTTTCGGAACCGCATCATACTTGTCAGCAAAGTATAAAATAAGGTCGGCTGTTTCTCGAATATTGGCCGTTCTGAATACCGAAAATCCTTTTAAATACATCATGCTAAACATGGCACTGTAAAGCGCTTTTTTGGTAACTGGATTAGAGCCAACTACCTTACCTGTAAACTTTGCCATGTCGCCTTCAATAATATAAATAATGTTATGATTGGAAAGCTCGCAGTGTTGATTCATACGAAACGACTGTTCTTTGTAGCGGCCATCCCGAATGCTGGATGCAAGGTCCGTAAGTGTTTTCCGTTCAAATAAAATGATATCTGCATCATCGTCAGCCGCACCATCTTTGATTTCACCTCGAAGCGCAACATCGCCAATAACCAATCGTTTTTTTAGTAGCGTATGCGACTCATGTTTGCAAACCACGGCCTCTGGAGGTGGTTCTACCATGTTTTTTGGTTCGTCAACTTCCAGCATGAGGAGTTCACTTTTCCCGTCATCTATACCATCAAGGTGTATTCCACACTTTCGAGATGCGGCTTCTGTAGTATAATCTGTTAACGTTTTAGGAGGAGTATACTTGAGCTCATCAAACAAAGCCCGTTCTCGAATGTCGACTACGATATGCATATATATGTAAATAATACATACGTACTTGTATATTCGTTTTTATACCCATTTATAAATATGTATGCATATAGTAACTAACAACTAATAAACATACACCATGTTGAAAAGAAAAACCAATCATAAACACAGACACAGTCGTCGTAAAAAAATAAGAACCCAACATCGTATGAAAACTGTTTCGAGAAGAGTAAAAATGTTACTTCATGGAGGAACTTCGCCCGAAATGCTTAAAAAAAAGTTTATATCTTTAGTGGAACATGGAAAACCAAAACAAAAACCAACAAAACAAATATCAAAGCCACCTATACCAGCGAAAGCATCAGGTGCAGTTTTGAGACTAGCTACGTTCAATGTTCATTACTTTACTGACGTCTATGAGAACAAAAATACATACCGTGAAGTGTTGGATGTCATAATGTCAATAAATGCAGATGTTATTATTTTACAAGAAATTTTGGTAGGTGGTAGTCATGTGGTTATCAATCCAGACATTACACTTGATATTTCGACAATGTTTGAACGATTTGAAGCGATGGGATATAAAAAAGTTATTAACTGTACTACGGTACCGTCGTGGTTTAATAGTAGTTATGGTAACATAATGTTAGTAAAGGACGCAATTTGTCCGATGACTGAAACAGATAGAGTATGCGAAAGTATTGACGAAACGACCTATACTTTTACAAAATCGTTATCCGCAACGACTGTTTCAGGGCTACATCAAGGTGTAAAAGAAACTAGATGTTTTATTTATGTCAAAGTTAAGATAAACAATGTAACGTATCATATTATTGGAACCCACTTGGACGTATCCAGCGAAACAACCCGATTGAATCAAATTCAACATATTGTTGAAACATATGAACCAGTCAGAGGCAAAGGTCAAAACGACGTTATAATTATAATGGGGGATTTTAATACGTTTGACCCAAATCAGTATAAAGACCTTGGCGGGGAATATGCATACTTACAAAGAAACAACTTTACAAAAGATAACGGTCTTGTATATCAGTATTTGATTGATAATGGATACAATGACATAACATCCAGTCCTCCGCAACTTTTTACAACATGGAATTTAACACGCGTTGACTTCATTTTTTCAAGTCGACCGATACGTACAGCGTGTTATACAATGTATACTACTGCTTCCGACCACCTTCCAGTTGTTGCAGATATATTTGAAAGTACAGTAGATTAGTATTTAAAATCAAAATCTATCAATCCAATCCAGTAGCAATGCCGCATCGCATTTCATGTAATCATATGGGAACCCCTTGAGTGCGATAAATTTTGGTTTTTTCATTGCGGGGGTCCGAAAGTAAATGTATGCACTACCGAATTTACCGTCGCGAATTGAGGCGTGCTCGTTTATGTGTCGTATAACCCCGGTTATGGTTCCGGTTCCGGTTCCTATACCTGAACCTGAACCTGAACCTGTACCAGAGAGGCTAGTTGACGCTGACTCTTGTTTCAATTGTTCAACTTGTGCCATGCATTTTTTGCAAACGTCAACCCAGTATGTGTTACCTTTCGCAATACGGTCCAAAGTTTCTTCCATTTCTCTTGTATAATCATATGCAAACAAAGATTCGCATTTTGGGAACAGTGCGTTTATCACTGTTTGTCCATGGCTGGTGATTTGAATCTGATTTTTGGTATAATGTTTGTTTTTTTTTAAAGTTGCCGTATCTGTGATAGTTCCATGTGTTGTTATTTTATATTTATGATATACGGATGTGTCTTGTGTCTGCGTGCTCGGCATAGTATCATCGTCGTTCCGTATTTCACAAATGTATTCTCTCTTTTTTAGCGTGTGTACAATGCTTGCAAAGGTCGATGGCCGCCCAATTCCTATTTTTTCCAAACGGTGGATTAATTTTGCATACGTGTATGGAACAAACGCGTTTGTTAAAACCGGATAACACTCAATGCTGTTGTACGGAAGCGAAGACCCCGGTGCAATTGAGTGCAAATAGGTAAAATAGTCAGACTCCGAAGAGCGTTGCGGGTTGTCACTGTCATCATTACTATCATGATTATCATCATCATGGTGAATGGTATTACTGACCCCCTTCATACCGTATCGCGCAACACATGCGCGCCAACCCGCCATTTTTTGCCGGTATGCGTTATATCTATACACATAACTGCCAGAACTTGAAATAGTTGCTGTCACCTTTTCATAGCTTGAATCACACATGCAGCTAGAAACAGCTCGAGTCCAAATCAATGAATACAGCAGCTGTTCTGTTTTTCCAAAGCAACCATTGGAATTCGATTCAGGTTCAGGTAGCAGCTTGGTAACAAGAATGTTTACCGGTCGTATTGCTTCATGAGCATGGTCCGACGCGGACCCGGATGTGGATATGGATGTAGAAGAACCCGCAGTCACCGACAAAGTGTATGACGCATTCCAAATGGTTTCAATAAACGCATATGCGGACGTTTTAAATTCTTCACTAAGAAAGGTGGAGTCGGTTCTGTGGTAAGTGATGTATCCGGCTTCATACAAGCGCTGCGCTGCATCCATTGTTTCAGCTGGAGTGAGTCCTAAACAAATGCTGCCAAGTTGTTGTAACGTGGTCGATTTCAAAGGTGGTGGTGGTTTGTAGGACACCAGTTTAGGCTGTGAAAGGTCAAACCGATGAGCATTTGCAACTTGCATTCGTTTATCCGAGTCGGTATAAAAGTGTAAAAATGCGTCAATATCATTATCCGGTTTAAGACGGGTGGTCATTATAAACGGTATGTTGTACTTGGTAAAATAACCCACGCACTTGTAGTCAACGTTGTTGGATTTCAGTTCGAGGTTACCGCGCATATCATTGTATGCTTCTTGCATGATGCGAAGCGCCGGACTCTGACACCGTCCTGCCGATTGAACGAGTTTCGTTTTTGTGTTTGTTTTTGTTTTTTTATTTTCTGGCGGAAGTGGGCTGGTCTTTAACCATGTCCAAAGGAGCGGTGTAACGCCATACCCGATAATAAAATCAAGAATTTGACGGGTTTGTTGGGCGCGTACAAGGTTCATGTTGATTCTGACTGGCGCATCCAACGCGTTTCGAATCGCGGTTTGCGTAATTTCTTTGAACACAATGCGCGGAGTGGTTTCAACCGGTAGACCAAATACTTGACACACGTGCCAAGCAATGGACTCTCCCTCTCTATCGGCGTCTGTTGCCAAAATGACGGTACCGTTGCATTTTGAAAGTGCATTTTGAATCGTGCGAATATGAGCCATTTTTTTGGAAGACTTTGTGTAAGGTATACGTTCCGACGACAACATTTCGGAAACGTTTGATAAATCGGGTTGAATCGCCAAGTCTCGAATGTGACCGCAGGTTGCTACGCACATGTACGACGGACCAAGAATGTGTTCAATTGTTTTGCATTTGGACGGCGATTCCACAATAATCAATGTTTTATAGGGGACGACATGTCCGCGCGAAGACAACATCATAGTACAATTACAATATAGCAATATAGCAGAAGGTTACGTTTATGCGGTTTTACGACTTGAGGTATTCTAGCGCATCTAAGATAATCCATTCCTGTTCTGTTATTTTTTGAAAGATAAGGTTTTCGTCAAAGTTCAGATTGAAAAAAGATACCCTTCCATTACGTACAACTTTACACCGGAGACACGACTTACACGTGAGTTCTTCTTCTTCATCTTCTTCATCTTCTTCATCTTCATATGCATCCGCATTGTCGTCATTGTCATCATCGTATTCGTATTCATCCGGTTTTGAAACGGGAACGTAATCAATATTGATATTGCAAACGTATGCCCCATTGGTTAATGAAATGCGGTCGGGATACTTTAATGAAATCCATCGAATGTAGCGTCCAACTTGTAAATCACTAATATCTTCAATGTACTTGTAGCCAATCAATGTGGCGTGCATTGTTTTTAAAACCGTTCCTTTTAGCTGTAACTTTTGAAGAATGTCATTTTTCTTTTTTTTTATCTCAGAATGCGTGGTTTGCATAATAGATGCATTTCCTTCATTTTCTAAAGCTTTATCCAAAGCATGAATATCCATTGATTAAATTATTTAAATTATGATAATAATGAAAAAATAAGACAATGTGAAAATATAAAAAAATAATATCACGTCGTTTATCCACTCGACGTTACATTATTCTTGTATTTTAGTTTGGGTTTATTACACTTTGCAAATTGTTTTTAGTTCGATATTTTTAGTTTGAAGCAGCAGAGGCTGGCAACTTTCTGACAATCTTCTTCTTTGAAGCTGGCTCCTCTACAGGCGCGGTCGCGGGAGTGGCAGCAGGAGCTGAATGGCTTGCAGTGCGCCGAATTGGAGTTTGGTCTTCCTCGTCATCCTCTTGGTCATCGTCATCATCACGACTCTGCACATGGGCAGCAGGTTGTTGTACTTGCGCGGGTGCAGGTGCAGGCGCATGCGTAGGAGCCGACTCACCTGGCAAGTCAATTCCGCATGTTCCGCGGTAAGACAGCTTGGGCTTGACAATACCTTGAATCAGGTTCCAAGTTACGCCAAACTTCCCGCCTGCAAACCAAATCCCACCGCATTGAATTCCAACTGCGATTTGCGACCCCTTCTGAATGAAGTCGCCTGGCGCGAGCGATGGATTGGTCGGAACCGGAAACATGAGACGACGGTCCATGTCGTATAAATCGATGTTTTTCCACACGCCTTCCCAGCACGGCAGTTTGATTTTGAAGGTGGGAGCGCGACTGTAGTCGATTTCAAGTGAAACCTTGTCCTTGGGATACTTGAGCATTGGAGTAAAGAGTGCATCGGTCGTCTCGGCCGACATCTTGGGCTTGCCGAACCACTCCTTCGAGTTGGCGATTGCGTCTTCCTTGATTTTCTGTTCAAAGTCGCGAATGTTGTTGAAGAACTTGCGAATCGCGTCATCGTATCTGTCCTCATCTGGAAACTGTAACGACATATCATATGAAATCTTACCGGTTTTCTCGTCTACGAACTGATTGACCCCCCACGTGAGCATCATGGGCGACGAAATCTGGAGCACCGTTCCGCTGTTGGCATTCAAAATCCCGATGCTCTTTCCGCCGGACGAGTTCACTTTGGGTTTAGCATATTTGACGCAGGTTGCAGGGTTAAATCCAGCGGGAGACAAAATGTTCTGGCTTGAAGTTGACATTGTTGATTGATATATGCTTTGGGTGTTGTTGTTGTTGTTGTACTACTTTCTACCCATTATACGGGTCGTGTCTTTAAATCAATTTTTTTTATTATTCATTATTGTTTTCAATGAGCCATTGCCGAATATTTATTATTTATAATAGTTTTATCGTTTTATTGCGTTGGTTTTTGGTTTTTTTGGAACGTTTGTTGTGGTTTTGTTTTTTAGAATAACGATTATGTCTGAACCCTCCTTGTTGTGTTCTACACACAACTTCTAATACATCATCACTTACTACACCACACTCCTTTAAGGTGCGGCTTGAGTCCAATTTGCCTACACCCGGTTTGTTAATATGCATATCAACGCAATTGCGCAATATTGAAATGTAATAATTCTCGTTCAAATAATTCAAAACTTCCTGGATTGACATCTCTTCGTTCATTGGAATCGGATACTTTTTACCGCTTTTTAATTTTGCATAAAACAATGACTCTTCATATTTTGTTGGCTTTCCCTCTCTATCACTCGACAACTGTTCGGCATGTTGTTGTGCGCGGAGTTGCATACCTTCGCGTAAAAACGACGTTATAGCTCGCAACTGATTTTGCATCGAATTTTGCGATAAATCAGCCATCTCTTTTATGGACGATTTTTGGGATTGTCTGGTAGCCTTCAATGCCAACTTTTCCGGATGTAAATCACGCAAATATAAGTGCAAAAATTGTTGTTTCAAAGACTCAATCACATATTTATTTGGAGAAATAATCCCGGTCAAGGACTTCAATGGGGTACCATGCATTGATAGTCTCATCAATGTGTTTGGAAATTGCACTCCTTCAAGAGATGTAATTTTATAATTTAAACTTAATTCCAACTCCACTAGTTCAGGTGGAAATTGTACCCCTGCTAAAGAGGTTAATTGGTTATGGTCCACTTTCAATATTCGCAAACCAGGTGGAAATTGTACCATGTCCAATGACGAAATTTTATTTTGACCTAGATTCAATTCTATCAATCCAGGTGGAAATTGAACCCCTTCCAAGGTTGTTATTTGATTTAAAATTAATGACAGTTTTGTCAAGCCAGATGGAAAGTGTACTCCTTCTAATGATGAAATTTGGTTATGGGTTAACTCTAATATTTTCAATCCAGATGGAAATCGCACTCCCTTCAAGTTGTTTATTTGACTACCATAAAAATTTATTTCTATCAAGTCAGACGGAAATTTAACTCCTTGCAAATATGGTATCTGTTTTCCAGCAAGATTCAGTTTTGTGAGTCCAGGCGGGCATGAATTCAAGTATATCTGCAATTTATCAGGTGTGTCTAACGTAACATTAGTTGTCGAAGGTTGAGTTGGTTCGGTCATTTGTTTTTTTTTACTTATAGTACACGTATATTAAAAAATATTAAATATTCATAACCATTTTATTTTACTTAGGCCGTATTTTTAATGTACTCACGTTTGTATCCCTCCACACCGCCATTCCTGGCAAAATACTGAAGATGTCTCATAGTGAAACCGTAAGATGTTCCTGAATGTCCCACTTCCATTGATTGCATAACACGAGTCGTGATAGGATGGTCGGAAAACATGAATCCGCGACCTTCCGGCGGGTCATACGTTGACATAAACATCCAAACATCGAATTCTTTTGCCTGCATGTCAGGTGAACGTTCAACACGCACGACCGCGCGTATCGCGTCACGAAGCATGTCGGCATTCCAACTGTCTTTGATAAACGACAAATCCATGTCTTTTACCTGGTCCTCGGTACGAGGAAATTCTGAAAAAGTGTATACCATGGAACTCTAACGATTTTTGTTGTATTGGTTTCATTCGGTTGTGGATTGAAATGAAATCAATTTTTTTTTATATTATTTATTAAAATAGAAATAGTTATAGAAATTATAATACAAAACTAAAAAATGTTGGGGGGGGGGCACTTGCACAAAGTGTTTCCATTCTAGCACCTATACACTACTACGCCACATGTGCCGAAGATGCGAAAAGTTGCCCTGAAGATGTAATGGTTCTCCGCGATGAAGTTACACGCATTAATGGATGGCACTGGTGCACAGGTTGGCCTGCCCAGAATTGCGCGGATACGAATGGATATGTCGACTTACGCACGGGCAAAAAGTACCCCTACGGAACGTCGTCGTTTTGCGAAGACCTCAAGTAGGTATTAGAAACTGGTTCTTAAATATTGCGACAAATTCATCTTTATCATACGTCAATGCGTAAATATCAACCAAGTATTGAGGAGAATGACTCGTTCGTATAGTGTATTTATTTTCGGTATACAGTTCTATCATAGCTTTAAAGATGAACTCGCCAACCGCTGCGGACCCACGGTAAAGCGGCATTGCTTGGCAAAACCACCACCACATTTTTGCAATAATCTGTATACGAGTATCAATATAGTCCTGTTTTTTTTTCAGCGTGAGCCTCGACTTTCCAGGTCTACTTATTCTACTTATTCTACTTATTCTACTTATTCTACTTATTCTCAAAGACGATACAGACTTACGATGACTTGGTATTTTTGAAACAAGGCGGGTATACAGGAAATCAAGGGTATCAAATATTTTTTGAATTCGTTGTTTTCCGTTTTCTTGAAAATGATGCCAAAAATATTCGTACACGTTATCGTCATTTGTCTCTTGCGCTTCTAATACAGTTAATGTAAATTCTGTAGATGGTTCATGCTCTAAATGTTCAGTTATATAGTATGTCATGTCATTTGGAATGCCAATTTTTTTTGTCATGTAGGGAATTAAATGTGTACCATTGCATTCAACGACTGGTGATGTCGAGTCTGGGTACATGTCAAATCGCATACCAGGAATTCGCGGAACCGGACCAATGCGAGGTCTTCCAATTTCTGTGAATACGCTGTCCATTTGTAAAAATGCAATTTCTTTTCTCCGCAGAGCACAGTACCATACAATATCCATAAATGGAACTTTTTGAAGAAGTTTTGTCACTATATTTTTGGTTATGTCACGAGATTCTGATTCAAAAATAGCTTGTATAAATTTAAGTTTCTTGCGTGGACCAATTTCGGCAAGCGGGCTTGTTTTTGTTTTATCAATTGCAATTGCAGTTTCTACAAAAATATTGTTAGCTACCATTCGTTTTTTTATGGCAGTGAAAAAGTCAACGTTGTCTGACATTTTGGTTTCCCGGTTGAACAACGCGCATTGCGAATAAATGCTGTCTACATTTGAAGAATCCGCCGTAACCGCAACCGCAGCACACTTATCTAGTTCTGAATGTATGAAATCAAATATTTGTACGCCTTTAGATGTTCTGAAATTTGGCTTATTTGACTCGTGATACTTTAAAAATTTCAGTAACCAAAGCTTGTACAATGGTGCGCAGTTGGGAAATTTTTCTATAATGTCATCGTTATCGTTACCTGCGGTCAACGTCATTTGTTGCTTGTTACTTTATATATTACTTTGTGTAATATACAAAGATTAAATAATATAAAAATAAATTGAATGAATGGTACCGACCTATAATAGAATAACAAAGGAACAATTATTCTACAAAAATCGAGAGAATGGCACTTGTAACTGAACCCGATGTCTATTCGCCGAATATGGATGACAATGGCAAGTACATTGATAAAACACCATCGTTCAAGTCAAATACGCTACCGAACGGACTGCGGTGCCCGTGCGGAACTCGAAAAGACAAAGTGTACACGTCAGCAGCACTATTTAGTGCTCATTGTAAAAGCAAAACGCATGAAAAATGGATTCATGACCTGAATGCGAACAAGTCCAACTTGTTCACAGAAAACCAGTCGCTTCGTGAAATCGTCCATGCTCAAAAAATTATGATTGGAAAAATGGAACTGGAGCTTTCTAGCAAAAATATAACAATCAACTATCTAACACAAGAAGTGACCAAGATTATGAAAGGCGACCGTATACCGACTGCAAACGATATGTTGATGCAGATGTAAAGAATGGATGTAAGTGTATATATATGTAAAATTGTAAATATATAAATGGTATAGATACAAAAAAATACAACAACCCAACAATAATGCATAAAATATAATTCATTCATGGCTTGGTTATTGGTTTTAAATTCTTTGTTATTTGTAGCAACCTTAACTGAATATTTAATTTGTATGAAATATATAAACATGGAGTACGATTATAAAAACGAGTGGTTCAATGTGCTACTAAGCGTGGTTTTCACGCCGTTTTATAGCTGTTTTTTTATCCATAAATTTTCATGGACTAAAATCAAGTCGTACGCATCTCGAGAGAATCGCCATTTATTGCTGTACCCTGTGGGTACCGGCATACTTTACACAATTGAAACCGTTACCGTATTTTTTGCTTTGAACACGATTACACTGAGTTACTACACGATTCTGCGGTCCGGTTTCATTATTTTCAATATTCCGTGGTTCAAATATTTGCTTAAAAAACCAGTAACGCGAATTTATGTTGCCAGTTGCGTTTCTCTGGTGATTGCGCAAATCATTTCAACCGCACAGTACATTTCAAAGTATAGCGAGAGCGACAGCAACGGTAAAAGTAGTCAAAACGTGATTCAAAATGCATTTATCGTAATGGTGTCTTGTTTTTTGAATTCCACGTACAATAACCTTATTGAGTATTCGATGGCACTCTACGGCACCCAAATGCAAACCATTGATTTTCAAATCATTTTCCAGTGCACCTATTTTGTGATTGCAGTACCGTTTGCAGTTGTCTACACTGTAAACAACACGCCGCCGATAAACGCTAGCACTCTCACCATGTACTTCTTTATCGCGTTCGGCCTCCAACTCTACATGTTTAATAAAATATACATTCTTAATAGCAGCAAGGAAGGCGCTATTCCTGCAAACATCTTGCTGAGCGGACTGGACCTTCTGCGACGCGTGATTCAGCTGACATATTCGTTTGTGTGTTTCAAAGAACCATTTGATACCATTATCGGGATATCGCTTGTATTTCTTGGGTTATCCGCCGCGCTTTTGTTGTACCAGTACATTTCTGACCATCGCATAGCTTCTCACACGCGTCACGTAAAAATGCGTGAACTGGAAGAATACCATGCATGATATTATTTTATCGGTGAATAACCTAAAGACTGCATTGTCATCTATATTATATTATTTAATTACATAAGTTAACTTTGAATGCAAATTTGGGTTATCGTTGCGTATTCACATTTACAGGGCATTTCCAAAAACGGTAAAATTCCATGGGTGTGTAAAAACGATATGAAGTTCATGCGAGAAGTAACTACCGCACCTGGTTTAAAAAATGGACTTTTAATGGGTCGAAAAACGTTTGAATCCATTGGACGCGTTTTGCCCAATCGAGAAACCATTGTGATATCCAAGTCCAACGCTGTTGCCGTGTCCGAATATAGTGACCTGCACTTGCATACTGCACCGAGCATACGCGATGCTATAAACAAAGCACGTGACAACTTGAATTTGGACGTGCTTTGGGTATTTGGCGGCGCATCCGTTTACGACCAGTTTTTACAGACACAAGAGTTTCTTGACAGTGTGGACGGCTTTTTTATAACCACCGTTCCAGAAATTGAATGCGATACGTTCATTGAAACCAATATATGCAACATCATACTTGCTAACTACCAAGCTATCGACTCTATGATGTCCAGTATTACCCTTGAAACTACCGAAGACGGTACTTATGAATTGAGCGGTTACTCTAGACTGCCACAAGGTGAGCTCAAAAAAGAATGGACTCCCATTTTGAAACGGTTTATCGGCGTAACTCCAGTTACAAATGAAAGTAAAATGTAACAAAGTAACGTTAATAAAATAAAAATAAATAAATAACATAGTATATATTCTACATTCTACTAATATCTATTATCCGACATGGACTGGTACAAGACCATATACTATGTTATATTGTACGGGTCGTACGTGATGTACGGCCTTCTTCTTCTTGCCATTTTAGGCGGACTTCCGAATTTAAATCTCTCGGACAAAATCCCCGAATATTTAACGGTGCTTCAAAACAGTTTAAAGTACTATGTGTGTTTCTTTTTAATCATCCGGTTTAACCCGTTCACGCGGTCGAAAGGCGCGGAATTCAACGACTTTGACGCGGACGTGGTATTTTCATCTGCCATCTTTTTACTGCTGACCACATCGTTTACGTCAATCGTATACACTCACGTAATACGTGAAATAAAAAAACCACTTAAAAACAGTGTGTTCAACCTAGAATCGTTGAATTCAATATCGTTTAAAGTATAAATGCGCTAGTGATTTCGTCGTTTTGTGCGTTTGGCTGACTTCGGTCCTCCACGGCGTAAACTTTTTTTTGAATAATTTGGGTGTAGTGAAACTTGTTCTAGATGCGGATGCGGATTGAAAAACCAGCGTATTTTTTCGAGTATGGTTTCACCCACCACGATATCAACCTCGCGTTCGTCGTCCGTATACGGAACCATATGTTTTTCAGCAGCATCGTCCGCTTCAGCGACCGCTTCCAATTTAGCAGCCGCTGCTTTAGGAATCCCCAACGCCTTAAACAGTTGGCTGGACATGAACCGTTTTATAAAAACAGACTGCGGTATTTGGCGTTCATATGGTTTTACTTCAATAACGTACACATTTTTAGTGTGCATACCGGGATGGGCGCGGTCGTCTACAAAAAACACCTCAAATTCGCCCTCCAAGTTACTGCATCGTACAAAGTCGTTGTACGTTTTGTTATGGCTGGTGCGTTTAACTTCTACCACTTCACCGTTGGGGCGCTTGAACGCGCCGATAACCCGGTCAAACAACGGAAAGCCGCTCTTGTAGTTAAAATAGTTTTTGATTCCGTCAATCCATTCGCGCGGCCCCGTGTTGTTCGTGTATATCATCACGTGTTTGCACTTGTGCAAGCGTTTCATTTCCACCAGAAAGCGCATAACCTCCATTATTTTTGGTCGCAGCACTTCAGGGTAAAGGTCCATAATCGCATTGAAGTTGTCTTGAATGATTTTATCGGGATTCGGATACACACGTTTCAGAACTCGAGTCAATGTATAAATAAATTTACTTAAGCGTGCAAATGAACCCAGGGTTTCGTCCATATCGAACACCGCAATACGCGAAATGTCCGGCTGGCGCCCAGAAACCGGGTAATTCATTTGTTTGTTAAAAACCTTGTTATATTATTAAAGATTAAAAACTGTCAATTATCAAAATAAGTTTTTATATAATTTAAATTTAGGAATGGTAATAGTATGCCGCAACAATTGACGCGTCGTAAATGTGAACGTATACTTCGTTTTTATAAAAAAACGGTAATTCGCGGAGCACCGTTGGTAATGCTTCGCGCACAAACAAAACACATTTTGCACGATAAAATGTGTAAATGCGTAAACGCGTTGTATAAAGGAAATGCCACAAGTAATTCGAAAGACTTACATTCGTACGAAGATTCAATTGCCATATGCAAACGCAGCGTGTATGGAAGAAAGGGACTAACTCCGCCCCGGTTCACGTGCCGAGTACGCCGCTAATAATATAATAATATAAATTTCAAAAATTCAAATGACTTAAATTTTATATTTATTTAATATGAAACCGAAACCAATAACAAATTACCATGCGAAAAAAAGTAACATTTTACTTGGACTATCCAACCCATTCATGTTATGATGTAGTTATACAAAACATCCATGAACCGTTATCAACCGTCATTCCAACTATTTTTCATAAACTGTATCCTACGCACTTACACACATATAGCACGATGTCACCCTCCTTTATTAGATATGACAATGATGAAACCGCTTACTACCATGTATTTGACAACAATTTGTTGGACCCCAACAAAAGTTACGTGGAGAATAACATACTGTTCGACCGTCCCGACAAGGTTAGTGACCCGGTTCCTGAAATAAGAATTCGACTGAAAATACACATTACCGGGCATACATGAGGCCGCAATTTCCTGACACGAATGTCAGCACATTGTACCGCTCCTCAATAAGAATCAAATCGAACATGTAGTTGTAAATACGCCAGTTGGTTTTGTTCACACCGATTGGAAGCCCCGTTGTAGGGTCACAAATCATGTGAAACGACGCATTCGGGTCGAGTGACGGGTATATGGTGGACAGCTCCAGTTCAACTTGTGTGAACTTGCTCATATTTACGGCGCCTGAAGGCTGCAACTCGTTGGGGTCTGTGTTCAAGCAAAAATTGTAACAGTACAATCCCGGAGGCGGATTCCCGTTGGTGCGAACATACTTTTCCACATAATTGTAAATGCCCGCATCGAAAATATTCTCTCGATATTTTCCATTGAAGATAATCCCCATTGTGTTTAGAATCTCTTTTTGGTTCTCGGGCTCAAACAGTCCCGTCGTATAATATCCCGTACGACGATTGCTGTTTGTGTGCGACTCAAGTCGACCGGCTTCGTCCATGCACGGGTTTCGCCCTGGACCCAACGTATACGGTGTTCGCGACATTAGCGGCTCGCCTGTATTCGCCACTTGTAACGGCTTCCATCCCTCTGTGGCTTGGCGGTCGGCGGTGTAGCCGTACTCGGCCGGTTCAATGTCGTGCGGCAAGTAGTCGTACGGCCAGTTGGTGTAGTTGTTCCATTCGTTGCGCAAAAATGCGTCGCTGCGACGGAAAAAGAACATCCAGCTGGAAACCATGCCTAGTGTGTTTTCCAGTTTGACGCGCGTGTTTCCCGTCACGTCCTTGAATTCCCACTCGTATATGCCTTTTATCAAATACTTTTGTTCATTTGCGGCAAATGCCGCCGTCTCTTCGGCGGATAAAAACCCGTAGGTTGCAATCATGTGCACGTCAGCGTTCCAGTCGGTTCGCGTGTCCGTGTAAGACGACGGGCCCAACTCAACATCAGGCGGGGTTTGCAGGAACCGGTAAAATTGGTGTTCGTTCAGTGTGTAGTTGGACTGCACGTAAGGCCACTCGTTGTCGGGGTCAGTCACATCGCGAATGACGTACAGCTCTTTGACGGGACGAAGTGTGACATCGATTTGCAGCGTGTTGTATTGCAGACACACCAAAGGAAACGCCATTTGGCTGCTGGTGGTGAACCACGTGTTAATCGGAATGTATATTTTTCGACCGCGAATGGAGGGTTCTGCGCCACGTGCACTGGGGGTGTAGTACGCGTTGGGATACTGATTGACGCGCGCACCGCAACAGCCCGGGTCATTGAGTTCGGGCACGTTGCCGGTCATTTGGTCGTACAAGTCGCGTTTTTCGACGGGGTAGTCGCGCTGCATCATGGATAGCAAGTAGCTGCCGGAGAACTTTTGCAAAATTTGACCGCCGACCGAAACGGTAATGTCTTTAATCATGTGGGTTCCCAGGTGTTTTATCCATTTGAATTCGTAAGGTGCCCACTTATCTTTTTCAGTTTTAGGCGGGTATATAGGGCTCCAAATGGTGGGGAGCGTCACGCAAATATAAGTATCCATGAGGAGCTCGGCATACCGAGGCATGTAAAACGTGAACTTGGACTCTTCGGACATGCGAAGCTTGCGCTGCCCGTCAAAGTCAATTCTAAATTTTTGAAGACCGAAGTTTGTGTACTTTTTATAGGTTGCCTTGAAGAACGACTTTTTCGGATTTCCGTTGAGGATAGTGTTTTGGTTTCCGTAGGCAATGATGTTTAGTAATCCGCCCGGCATTCAAGAAAAAAATAATAACAACAATATGAATATGAATTACTTATTGCACTTCTAAAATATATTTTATTTTGTTTTTTTGTTAATATAATATAGTATACATACTATAAATATAGTTATAGACATTCATAAATAAGTAAATATGGCAGGAACATCCGCAGCACCAGCAGCACCAGCAGCAGCAGCAGCAGCAGCAGCAGCACCCACGTTTAGAAATAAACTTTTGAAATTGAAAACCGGTTTACAAACCACTGGAAGTGCTGCAGCAAGTACAATAAGTAATGTAAAAGTTTCACCAAATGTCGCACACCTTGGAGGGTTAGCAGTAACCGTGGTAGTGATAGGAATTATTATGGGTGTATGGGCTTGGAACTATGGTAAAAAGAGTCGTAATGACGACACAATGAACGCGTATTATGCAGCCGAATCGAAGACACTCAGTAGTATAAATGACTTTGATGATAGGTACGGTTATTTGCTTCGGGATTATTACATTATGACGGCGTACAACTGTTGCTGCGGGGGGGACTACGCGTCCGATTTCGTTTCAGCTGACGCGTTGCGTTGCGTAATAAGTCAGGGTGCACGCGTTTTAGATTTTGAAATATATTCAGTGGATGGCAGCCCGGTAGTTGCGGCATCGTCCCGACCCGAGTTTTCAATGAAAGAAACGTACAACTACGTACCGTTTGTTGATGCGGTTGACATGATAAACAAGTACGCATTCAGCTCATATCGAATCAACGATAAAACGGGAATTGAAGAGGGATGTTATAATTCAAATGACCCCTTGTTTTTGTGCCTTCGAATCAAAAGTCGAAACGTTATGATATACGAAAAGATTGCAACGATAATCAAAGACAAACTGGGGTCAAAACTGTTGGACCCACGATTTTCGTACTCTTTCAACGGAGAAGACTTAGGTAAAATCAAACTCACAAATTTTATGAGCAAAGTCGTCATCATGATTGACGAGACGCCGGGGTCAGACAAAGTGAATACTCGCGAAATATACAAACGCACGCCACTTTACGAGTACATAAACATGACGTTTACCTCGGGTTCTAATAAGCACACATTCACCTTCATAAACGATAACATCAAACAAGATTCGAAAGAATCTGCAAAAAAAACAATAAAGTACATTGTACCGGAACAGGCTACGCGGTCAGAAAACCTATATCCATCCACAAATGCACATAACGAAGGATGTCAAATGGTGGCAATGGCATTTCAAAGCCAAGATGCAAATGTTAAAGCGTATATCAAATCGTTTAACAGTTTCGGAAGTGCGTTTATATTGAAACCTCCCGAGCTTCGGTACGTGCCAATTATTTTGAAGGAGCCTACGGCAGTCAATCCAACTGAAACGCTGTCGTCGGCCATGACGGCTCAAACCTCGATGGGAACTACCGTTTCTATGTAAATTTAAATTTTCATATATTTATTATCTGGTTATGATATATGAAAAATGAAATTATCAAGAATGTCAAAGAGTTCGAATACTTCAAATTCAAATTCACTTAAAAAAGTAGAAGAAAAGGAAATTGAAATATTAAGAAATGCGGTTGACAAGATAGAATCGCGGATGGGTAAAAAAGTTGCCCAGTCGCCGGAAGTTAAAAAAATAATAGGTCGCCTTGAACAATTTTTGCGCGATAAAAAACTGGTGTGCTACGGTGGAACCGCAATCAATTCGATTCTGCCTGAAAAATACCGATTTTACAATAATGACATTGAAGTTCCGGATTATGATTTTTATTCGCCGTCCGCGTTGGAAGATGCCAAAGAACTGGCCGATATTTTTTTTAAAATGGGGTACAATGAAGTGGAAGCCAAATCCGGGTCGCATCCAGGCACGTTCAAAGTCTTTGTGAACTTCATGCCGATTGCAGACATTACTCAAATGGACGACTCGCTTTTTAGCGTGCTTTCTGCAAAGTCGTACATCAAACACGGAATTCGTTATGCACCCACCAACTTTTTGAGAATGGCCATGTACCTTGAACTGTCTCGTCCCGAAGGCGATGTTTCAAGGTGGGAAAAAGTGTTAAAACGGCTCACGCTGTTGAATAAGGTGTACCCGATGAAAATGGTGAACTGTTCGAGGATTTCCGTGCGACCGAGTTCTAATGATGATGATGATGATGATGATAAAGATAAAGATAAAGATAAAAGTGACAAAAACTATTCTTCCCGTGCGGATAAAAAAGTGTATGAAATCACTCGCAATGTGCTTTTGAACAGTGATGTCGTATTTATCGGAGGGTTTGCCGATGTGTTATACAGCCGGTATTTACCAAAAAATGAACGCCATAAACTTTCAATTAACCAAGAATATGATGTGTTATCAAACAACCCGCAAGAACTAGCAACTCTCATTCACATGACGTTGAAGTCAAACGGTATTCAAGATGTTACGGTTGAAAAAATGCCATCGATTGGAGAAATTGTGCACGACCATTTCAAAGTTGCGACTGACGGCGCAGTTGTGGCGTTGATATACAAACCCACCGCGTGCCACAGTTACAATACAATCAAGTTGAATGACCAAGTCATTAAAATTGCGAGTATTGACACCATGTTGATGTTTTACATTGCATTTTCGTATGCAAAGCGCTACTATTATAATCGTGATAGGCTATTGTGTTTGGCCGGCATTCTGTTTTACATTCAAAACAAGAACCGACTGGTTCAAACCGGTATTTTAAAACGGTTTGGTAGGATGTGTTACGGTAAACAAGAAACGTTGGAGATGCTTCGAAGAGATAAAGCTGCCAAATTTCAGGAACTGAAAAACGACAAGCACAATCCCGAATATCAGAAACTATTTTTGCGGTACGTTCCATTTGAACACCTTAAAACACGTGTCAAAAATATAAGAATGCGTAAGTCTAACTTTCAACGCAAGTTAAAAAGTCGAAAAAACCAGAAAAATGTAAACATGCGCACAGGCACAACAAGCAAAACTACAAATTCATTGTCGTCAACTCCTTCGAGTATAACATATCAGGTTGACGGTGAAGCACTTTCTAAATTGAAAACACAAACTATTCCGGTATCAAAAACAAAAACAAAGACAGCCCCAAAGAGAAAAATAAACACAAACACAAACACAAAAACAGTGAAACGCAATAAATAAATCCAAAAAAATCCAGTTAAAAACATGTCAGTATCATGAGATTATGACATATATTTAGGTTTACATATATTATATTTTTTTTTACAAATGTCCGCGGCAACGGGTACAACAACACCAACAACACCGGTAAAAGAAGTGGTTCATGTTACAAAAGATGCGGCAATGCGAATTTTAAGCGATGTTCGCGAAATTATGCGGTTTCCGCTGAACGGAGACGGCATTTATTACGTGCACGACGATGAAGACATTTTAACTGGGTATGCGATGTTGTACGGTCAACCCGGGACCCTTTACTATGGAGGCTACTACTTTTTCAAAGTAACGTTTCCACCGGATTACCCTCACAAACCACCCAAAGTAAAGTTTCTATCCAACGATGGAACAACGCGAATGCATCCCAACTTCTATAAAAACGGGTACGTGTGTTTGTCTATTTTAGGGAACTGGCGAGGGGACCAGTGGACCGGATGCGTGACCTTGAAGTCGATTCTGCTGACAATGATTTCAATTATGGATGCCAAGCCCATGTTGCACGAGCCGGGGCTCACTTTAGAACACTCCGACTGCGAGCCGTATCATCGCATTATTGAGTACAAGAATATCGAATTTGCATTGGGTAAACTGTTAGACGAGCGGGAGTTCGGAAAGTACATTATTCTTCCCGATACAACTCGAAAGCACTACACGGAAGTGATGCGGTCACTATTTATCAAGAACCGCGACGAAATTGTAAAGTACGTAAATGACATCACAACGAGGGCGTCTTCCAATAGTATTAATGTAACAATGTCGCGGTATGGAATGACGGTTACGCTCTACTATGACACTCTGAAAGAAAAAATCAACATTTCATTTTAGTGATTTTATAAATAAATAAAAATATAATATAACGATAACGAAATTATTTATTTATTTGTTTTAATTTTAAATGCCTGTATTTGCACAGTCGTGTCGTAAAGGACCGAGCGAAGTAATAGTAGAAGACCCCGTTGCTGACAGCATTAATCGCTCTCGGCAACTTTCTGGACTTGAACGTGATTACGCAGAGGATGACAGCGGCGGATTGCAAGGTGCAATAAACGAGGATAGAAAAGCTCGAGCACTGCAAACTGCAAACGCAGCAAAGTTTTTAGCTGCAACTAGCGGGCGCGATAAACACAAGTTCGCAGGCCAAAATATGAGGGTATCAAAGAAACTATCGAATGGAACCAGTCAAACCATAAATGGATATGTAACCGATAAAGGGCTTTTTAAACCGTGGGACAGTGACAAGTTGATGTCCGATACATCCGGTAAATTTGGTTGCCCGATTCGAGTATTACCTGAATCGCTTCCGACCGGGTTTACGTATTCAGCGGATGCCGCCAAAAACTATGTTGGCGCTCCATTTGACCAATCGGGAAATGCTGTAAACGAACCATCCGTTTTCGTTGGCAGCACAAAAAAAATGGCGCAAGGCAATTTACTGCCCGCGTGCGGAAATGAAGGTATAAACGTGGAAGTAGTGTATCCGAGCAAAGCAACGGGTTCAACCTATAAAGGCACATTCAACATCAACCCAGTATCAACAACCGGATACGAACTACAAAGAGATGTTAAGGGGGGTGATTATGAAGCATGTATGAAACGTGCAGAAGATAAAGGCATGCCGATATTTGCATACACTAGAAATAAATGCTACATTCACCCAGGGCCCATTGAGAGCGCCATGAGTGCAGGACTGGGAATTGACTTGAATCCTGTTATAGACACACAATTTCAACAGAATACCAGTTACAATATGGGTGGACAAAAAATTTTACACTTTGGAAATGACGGTACCCTGAATATTTTGAACACCGCAACTCCAACTGCAAATAAGTCAAACATTGTGTTTTCCATAGGTAATCCTAACCCAGTTGTAGGTTGTCATTTTTCAAAGGGAGGTGCAATCACTGCAATATCAGGAACCTGGGGTGAAAATTGCAAAACAATACCGAAAACGTATAAAGAAAACAGTCATGTTGCAACATACAATCCCAGAAGCTTTTCCAGTATATTATCACGACAATCCGAAATTCAAAACAAAAAAGCAACTGACATATACGACGTACGTCGGCCAGAAACTCCTTTACCAGGGAATACATACTGTAATCATTTTTTTCCAAATTGTGGCAATGACCGTTCACAGTTTGATGAATGGTTACGACGAGGAGGGAGCTGCAAGTCCAGACGTCAACGACCTGCCGCTAGATGCACAACCGGTTGTGAAAACCCTGATGGTTGGGGGGGATATATATGTGCTTAATGTTGAATAATTCGAGATAATGTCCGTCCGTACAGAACCAGAACAATAAAAAAATAAAAAGTATTATTAAGTATTAAGTAAGAATATATAAGTAAGTATTAAAAAATAATAAAATATGGGTTCTGGTAGTTCAAAGTCGTCATCTACGCCACAATCAGTTCGGTTCGCTGTAGCACCACCAGTTTCATATGACATATTAAGTGACACTTATGGCGCTATAGATAAGACATACTTTCCTTGGAAAGATGCAAGCACCGATGCTAGTTCTTATTTACAAGGTGGGCTCGGAACACGTGTTTTTAATTATAATCCTGGTTCATGGGACCCGGCTTCGGACTGCAGTAAGACATTAGTAGCGAACTACACGTGTGGAACCGGGTTGGCAAGCCGTCAATCTCTGTCAATAAACACCCCTAATTTTTTATCAACTAGCACGGCAACATTTGACTGTTCAAAATTTTATGATGAGTGCAATGATTTTCGATTTGAGGTCACGAATGATGGAAGAATCCTATTTACCGACGGTGCTGGAACAATTCGAAACTCGTTTTTCGGTCATAGTGACACCAAACAAACCAATGAGTCTGTGAACCAAGGACAGCCGTTGAATTTAATCAAACAAATTAATGCGATGGTTTTAAATGACGAGTTACCAAAACGCATGGGATTAAAAAAAAAGTATCTACAGTACATGTATCCCAACTACACGCTTGGAGCGGGCGAGTACATTTGCTCCAGCAGCGGAAACTGTTTTTTTGCACTGGACTCTAAAGATGGAAAATTTAAAATGTTTACGATAAAGTTACGGTCGGTTCCAAAGTCAGTCACTGTTAGAAAAATGGACGGAACCAGTGCGACCGAATCGATTTCTGTAATGGAAGGTCTTGCAGATGCTGGCGAAGTTGTTTCTGCAGCATTGTATGACTTGAACGGTGTAAGCATTTTGAATCGGGGTAAAGTTGCCAATATTTCGATTGACGGTAATCGGCGAATATTTCAGCCTAATAATTTAGAACTGGGTACAGAGTACACAAAAATTTCAGAAACAGACTTTGGCGGAATTGAAACCAACTATGATAATCCCGGGAACGACCTTAAAACGGTAGATAATCAGGCTATGGAACTTGCATACTGCGTGGACCAGTGCAATTCGAATCCTCAATGCGGTGGGTTTGTAGTGGATAGGAACGAACCCGATAAATGCTATTTGAAAGACAGAGACATATTTCCGAATTCGAATCGGGTGAAAGACGTAACGGGTAAAGAACTGTATAAACGGCTTCAACGTCCACGGGGCGTTTCAAAGTCGTGCATGAAGCCGCAAAACATGCAAGTCGTTGCAATTGACAACACGCTATTTGACCATTATCCGATAGATAAAACTCATCCCAAAGTTACTTCAAGGACACTTTGTGGGGTGGATGAGCTAGTGGAAGACCCTACGAAACGACTTGCAGAAATACAAAACGGGATTTTAGAAGAGTGGAAAACTGCTATCGGAAATAAAATAACACAAGCGATTAAAGTGATGACCCAATACAATGCCATTCAAGACGACCCAGAATTGCGAGTAAATGAGCGTATTGATACGTACGATAAAGTGAACACGGGTATTAAAAAAATAATCAAGACACAAGAAATAATCGACGGCGTGGAAGAAGACACTCACTTACAAGTCATAAGTGAAACCTATAAATACATTATTTGGAGCATAGTTGCAGTAATTATTATGATTGTAATTGTGGTATATGGAGATGTCTCCGGATACACGGGTGCATTTGGAAACATCAGCAAATCAATTGGAAACTTCTTTACTACATCATCAACATCGACCACATCGACAGCGTCATCTAATTCTGATACATAATCCAAATAAATAAAGTTCCGAAAAAAAATAAAAAATAAAAATACATACCTGATATTCCTGATATTACCTGATTACCTGTATTTATTTTATTTTATTTTATTTTATTTGTCAGCTACTTTGAGAAGCGGTCTCCAGCCATTGTTTCCAAACACGCTTTCAGAAGGAAGCAAACTCACGGTATCAAATAGCCGCGATGTTCCAATGTCAGGAAGATATCGAAATACATTCATCATTCTGCACAAGTTCATGATTCCCCAAGTATATTCAGAAATTTCACACAACATTGAAACAACCTCACGACGAAGCGCAACCGAGGGTTCATCGTTGTCCGCATCGTACGAATTTCCGCCAAGCTTGACGTGAATTAGACTGAGCAAAATGCCGTATGTACTCCGGTTTGTTTCAGGGTTTAATGCATAACTTGCTGGCGCGAGTAGGGTGTAAGAAATGTCAACAAGTTCTGTGAGTTGAGTGAGTTTTTGTCGAACCCGAGTACTTGCAATCAACATAGTAGCTGAAAGCTGGTCGACCGGTTCATTATTTTCTTTGGATTGTGCTTCATCATTGTTGTAAGCAGATGCCAGGAAAGAGCCAATTTCATTGAGTTGGTTGTAGTATAGCATTTCTGTAAGAACAATTTCTGCAAAGGATGTGAGCTTTGTCTTGGTCATTGTGTTTAACCCAAGCATTTTTTGTAATGATTCTGGTTCTGGTTGTTGTATTTGTTGTATTTCTTCATTGCGTAGCCTATATTCGCGATTGAGTTTGAGTTGACCGGCGATGGCAGCTGACATGTTGGTGGTTTCATATCGTACACCATCGCACTCATATTTCGAACTCACGATTCCATGAGGATTGAAGCCAGATTTCAGTTTTGAAAACATAACACGTACGTATATTCGTTTCGATTCGATTCACTGATTTCACATATTATATGAATTGCAATAACAAATCAATTTATTATTGTAATTATTTTTTATTTTAATTCAAAACTATTTTTTTTGTAGTTGAGTCACTTGCATTTGAGGTCGATGTGGTGTCGGGAGACGCCGGCTCTTGGGCTGGCATTGCTTGCGCTTGCATTGGCATCATTTGCATTGGCATCATCTGCACTGGCATTTGCATTGGCATTTGTTGGTACGGTGATTGGGGTGATTGTGGCGAAAACATGGACGTGTATGGTGGAGAATACATTTGTGGAGACCCCATCCATGACGATGAAGCTGATGCGGATGTGTCAGAAACCGCACCCGGACTGGAAACAATATTGTTTGTAATCGAACTGACGAGTTGTTCATCGGCAAGTTGTTTTGTAAGCCGTTCTTTATCGGTTTGGAGTTTGACCAGTTGGCGAACCAGGCGTGCAATTTCTTGCATGTCTTCTTTGGAATACTCTTTAACACCGTCTTCTTTGATGTTGCGTTGGTCGATGACCTGAACCTTTAATTCAATCGCTGAAATTTGTTTTCCAACGTTGATTAACTGAGAGTGTAGCACAGCCACAGAATTGCCTTCGAACCCTTCATCACCTGAACCCGGAACAACCGAAGAACTCATGTCATCTATTTGACCATGTTTATCAGAAGTTGAAGTTGGAGACTTGAATAAGAACGGGATGCGAGGATATTTGTCGCTTTTGAACTGCAGCAAGTATTCATGCGCCAGTTTCAAGTTGTCTTTACTAGGTTCAGGAAACAATTTCAACGCGGCCACTTTGTCTTCTGTTTCAATGGGGCGGGTTGAACCCCACTGGTTCTTGGTTCCAGTAGGAGTCCATCCGTTCGGGTATCTATCCGGATACTTGCCGTGATGGTCGGTTGTGTGCCAGTACTCCGTTGGTTTTCCCGACTCATTGGTTACAATCGATGCAAACGTTTCACCGTACCTGTCTCCCAGTTCTGGAAGTAACATCCACCCGTGCTCTTCAACCACGCGTAATCCTTCAGCACCGGCAAGTCCAAGCGTTTCAGGAAAGTCGTCTCCCTTTTCTCCCTTTTCTCCCTTTTCTCCCTTCTTCCCTTTATGCGTCTTAGTGGGAGTGGGAGGCATATTCGGACTGGTTGCAATGGTGGCGTATGCATCGTCATCGTCGTTGTCACCGTAATCTCCGTTATCGCTGTTGGTATCACCGTTATCGCCGGCGTAATCCATGTCAGACTTCAAGTGGGCTACCATTCCGGGAGACACCTTGTCAGCGTCCAGACCCAAGTTTCGCGCGGTTTCTAATGCAACGGTTGACAAGTCGGCACCTGGCTGATTCAGCAGTTTTTCAATATTACGGGACTCCGCCATGCTTTCGATGCTGTCGATGTTGGCGTCCGTAATTATTCGCATTTGAACGTTCAATACTTGCAGCTCTTGTATCAATAATTTGAGAGAATACGGAATATGGACCACGCTGAACGACCGCCCGTGTCGCGTGACATTCACCACTTGCGCCGACTTCAGTTCGGCCATGCTGCCAGCATACTTTACGGGTCCGTCCGCCATGGGACTCATAAAAAGGTCTTGTGACTCGTTGTAAACTGCAATCATGCCGGTAGTATTGCAAATTGCCAGGTAGTACTGGTCGCCGCGTACCATCATTGACTCTTGTAAAAATCGGGCAGTTCCGTGAGAAATAATCGAGTCGCGTTCCATTTCACCCACGCGAAGACCACCATCATTGGCGCGACCTTGAACCGGCTGGCGTGTGAGCGCCGTGTTCGGTCCCGTTCGGCGGTAATTGATTTTGTCTTTCACCATTTGTTTCAACCGCATGTAGTACGTGGGCCCAATGAAAATGTCGGACTCGATTTGTTCACCCGTCATGCCGTTGTACAGCACCTGGTTACCGCTGGAGTGGTACCCATGTTTCGAAAGTATGTTTCCGAACACTTGTCCTCGTGTTTCTGGGTCGGTTTTCAGGAACGCGGTGCAGTCTCCAAATGTGCCGGTTAAAACGCACGCCTTTCCAACCAAGGTTTCAATGAGTTGACCCACCGTTAAACGCGACGGAAACGCGTGCGGGTTCACAATAAGGTCTGGGCGAATGCCGTCGGCGGTAAACGGCATGTCACGTTCCGGGACAATAATACCGACGGTGCCTTTTTGCCCGCACCGGGAACAGAATTTGTCACCGATAGCGGGGTACCGGTGTTCGCGAACGCGGACTTTTGCAATTCGCGTACCCTTCATGCCCTCAGTCATGTACGTTTTATCAACATAACCCAGCTGCCCCTTCTTTGCAACCACGGGAACACTATAGTAGTCTGTGTCATCACCGGTGCCACTAGCGCCTGCTCCGAGTTTCAGCTTTCCAATGACGACCACTTTTTCGGTCAGTGGGGTATTTTCCTTGACAATTCCGGCAGCATCCAAGTGCCGGTAGTCGTGCTCGCTGTTGACTCCACGGACGGCGGAGTTTAACGAACTTGAAAAAAAGCTTTTCGCGCTTGACCCGGGTTCTGGGTCGTTTTCTTCACAGTCTTCGTACATGTTGTAGTACGTGATATTGAAAAGCCCGCGTTTTACAGATGCTTCGTTGAACAAAATGGAGTCTTCCACGTTGTACCCGTTGTAGCACGCGATTGCAACGATTGCATTTTCACCGTTCGGATGTTCTTCGTTGTTAATGTACTCTAGTAGGCGGCTTTTCACAAGCGGAATTTGGCCATTGTTGATTACCATACTCATTTTATCGATGCGAGAAAAAAAGTTGGTGTGATACACGGAAGCGGTTTGTTTGGCTTGACCGCATCCAAACGCGTCTCTTGGAAACTGGTTGTTTTCTACAAACGCAATTTGATTTCCCATCACACCCAAAATAAGCGACGGGTGAATTTCAAAGTGGGTAACTTTGTCAAATGCGGATGCGGATGCCGAAGCTTCATCTGCCGTGTTTGGCCCAGGTTTGTTTTTACCCTTGCCCTTGTCACTAACTTTATCATGTATGATGTCCTGAAGTTCAATACGAATCAATGACGATTCCGTTTCGGACTGGTCCAGATATTCCACAACTGCTTGATTAAGCCGAAGCCGAGTCAACAGTCTTTTACTTTGGGTCCCACTGTTGTCATCGGCGTTTTGCCCCGTTTCTTTTTCCGTTTCAGTTCCGTTTCCATAGAGTTCATCCATTTGATAGAACTCGTAGTGTTCGTAGTTGAACTCGGGAACCGTTTTTTCGGCCGTTCCTGAAACCAGGTGAGTCCACGTCAACTCTTTCCATTTAGAAATCGGAACCTGCATAAGTCTGGCGTAACTTGGAACGGATGATTGTGCATGTGATTCTTCATCGATACCTTTCACTCCCGCATCAGTATAAAACAAGGGACGACACAGCCGACCCGCATCGGTAAAAATGTGAACTTCGTTGACAGAGTACCGCCAACTGATGCTGATAAATACGGGAATGAGTGCCAACCGCCGGCATAAACGAAATGTTTGCAACAGTTCATCGGGTATTTTGGTTAGCGCCCATAACGTGCCATTGACAAGCACTTTCGTCAACTGAAACAGCTGCATGGGCGAACATTCATCTACAAACTGAACCAGGTTAAAGTCGTGCAACCACCGGAGAATGGGCTGCGCCGAACACCCGCTCGTAATATGGGCGGTAAGTGACAGGTGCTTATGCAAACCCGTGTTTTCACCATCCGGTACGTCAACCGGGTCTATCATCCCCCATTGCGATGAATGAAGCATGCGCGGTTTTACCAGGGTTTCGCTTCCAATTTCCAAATTTATTTTTCGCAAATGCGATATGAACGAGTTATACGACAGCCGGTTCACGTCTTGAACCAGCCCCACGCGTTTGGTTTGGGTAGTGTCCCCCCATCGGCCCTTGAACGCTTTAAGAATTCCGCGTTCAAGTTCCAGTTCTTTGAAGTGCGTTTTATATGCGGCTTCGCTCATCATGTTCAAAAATCCATCGTACTGGTACTTGCCCGTTTCTTCGTAGTAGTACATTTTATCGACGGATTGCCGAATGGACTTTACCTGTTTTTTGTAGTACTCGCGAAACAAGTCGTACAGCAGCATGCCGGACGTTTCTACGCGTTTGTGAAGAAAACTGTCTCTGTCGGTTGGCAAGTCGATTTTTGCAACCACGCGAACCAGCTTGTTCACAATGTACCCCAGCATGTATGCCTTGTGCTTGTAGTTCATGTCACCGACCTGCGGCAAAAAGTAGTCGGTCAAAATTTCGTGCGCGCAAACAATTGTTTTTTCGGGTGCATTTTTGTCGGTACCGTACTTGGTGAGCATTCCAATGAACGACAGCGCTTGCTGCTGCGTAAAAATTCGTCCGGCGTCGTGCACCGACGGAACGAATAATTCCAACAGGGACTCGTTGGCTTCCAAATCGTAGAGGCAGTGTTCAAGAATGGATTTGTCGCTTTCAATCCCCAAGGCGCGCATCACGATAAACAGCGGTACCGGACTTCGCACATTCGGAAGAAATACCACGATGTTGCCGTTGCTGTGTGACGGAGTGGGAGCTTGAACGCGAACGGATAGGGTGCGCACGGGTTTAGACGGGTCTTCTGAAACGGTGCGAATGTCGGCAGAGTGCGTAAAAACGCGGCCGCTGGTTTCACCTTCCACGCCCAGAACGCGGACGTTGATAAGGTTGTCCGCGAACTTTTCCTGGCAAATGATGAGTTTTTCTTTGCCGTCAATAATGAAGTAACCACCCGGGTCGTTGCGGCACTCGCCCAGGTAGTACCGAGCGCGCGGTTCAAGTCCCTTCAATATACAAAAATCAGACTGCACCATAATGGGAATCTTTCCCAAATAGACGCGCGGTCGAGTTCCGGTTCGCGTAATGAATTCGGGTTGATTGGTTCCTTCCGGGCCGGAAACGAACTCCGGATTGGGATACGTCATTTCTATTTCAACGTCGACGTGCACGGTGGTGACATAGGACATGTTTCGAAGGCGCGCTTCGTTGGGGTACATGTAGTGTTTGAATTCGGCATCGTCGTCCAGCGGCGCTTCATCGTTGTAGTCATAAATAATTGGTTTCCCGAAATAAACAGCGGTTCCGTTTTTGCCGCCTAAATAAAGTTTGCACTTGTACAAAATGGACGCATTCTGAACATTTCTACGTTCGCTGTCGGAGTCTTTGAACTCGAGAGAAATCGGATTTTCGTCCCTTAAAATTTTCGGGATACCTTCCTTCATGAACGAGTTATAGGATGAAATATGGTGTTTTACCAGGGTTTGCTCGTCATGTGCAAAGTACTTATCAATTACTTCCCATTGCATGGATGAAACATCCGTAGTTGATACGGCGTCACCCGACTTAGACATAATAAGAAGGAATAATAACGATAGTAATAATGTTATAAAATATGTATTGTAATCTACTTGTACTTTTTATTTATTAATTTTTAATAACAAATTAAAATAAAAGGTTCACGTATGAAGTATAAAATATAATAAAATATCATGTACGTATTTTAAGTATTTAAACAAACAAATGCGTTTAAATTCCAAAAAAAATATAAAAGGAACAATTGATGAGGTCCTCATCAATTCAATGTCAAATGATTTTGCTTCCCTAGCTCAGTAGGTAGAGCGTGTGGCTGTTAACCACAAGGTCATCGGTTCGAACCCGGTGGGGAGCGACAGACATCCAATTTAATTTAAATATATTATACTATAAAATTGATAAAATGATTAAATATAGTATTATATAGTATATTATAGAACATAAAGCATAAGATTGTACGTACTGAAAACCATGAACGGTGAACCAGATAAAGACCATTCTACAAGTGCAAACATTGCAATATACAAGTCAAGGCAAAATTTGTTAGAGCTTTTGAAACGTCAAGGATTCAACACATCTGACTATGAGGGCATCGGCACCCACGAAGTACACACCATGAAACAAAACGACCAGTTGGATATGTTACTCACATCAAATGATAAAAACGAGCCGCGTAAGGTGTATGTAAAATACTTTACGTCACAGCGTGTAAATGCCACTCTTGTGCACAATGTGGTGGACGACTTGTTCGATATAGACGAAGTACTTTCCTCAAATACAAACGACACGCTAATTATTGTGACTAAACAGCCAGCAAATGACACTCTCATGCAACTTTTGAACCAGTTGTGGTCGCAGTCAAATTATTTCATTATCATTTTCACACTTGACCAGTTGCAGTTCAACATTTTGAACCACCAATACGTTCCGCGACATGAAGTGCTGTCAAGGTCGCAAACGGAGGATGTTTTGAAACGATTCAATGTAACGGATACTGACCAACTGCCTAATATTTCAAGGTATGACCCAGTAGCACAGGCAATCGGGATACGGCCGGGTGAAATATGTAAAATAACCCGACCAAGTAAAACTTCGATACAGAGCGAGTACTATCGCATATGTACGTGACGTACGTGACATGACCCAAACACCCAAACACCCAAACACCCAAACGCAATCAAAATGAAAAAAAAATACAAAATACAACAACATAAGTTTCAATGTTGAAATATTTTTACTTTGGTTAGATTAATAGGTTAGATATAGATACATTCAAATAAATAAATAAATAAATAAATGACGGACTACCTTAAGCCGATTTTTAGTATTGGGGCAGGTTTAGCCGGGATGGCGGAAGATGCAACGGACGAGGATGTGAAAAAGGCGCAAAAAGAAGCGGAAGAGTTCATAAATACCATTTGGAGTGGAGCAATTCAATTTTTTCTGTCATTGTTTGCGATTTTTATTTTGGTACTGATTTGGGCATGGATTTGCGTGAGTATGCTTTCTTTTACGCGTCCGGACAGTAAAGTTGATGATAATGATGACCCATCCAAGAGTTTCACGAACACGATTATAGGTGAACTGGACCAGCTGTTTCCCGACGATATTGAGTATGCGCCATACGGGTTTGACTGGAGTCGAGGAATTCCTCAAAAAAATAAAGTTGAAAGAGAAGAAAGAGAAGAACAAGCAAATAAAGACAGTAACAACGATGATGAATCCAATACAGACCCTAACGAAAGCAAGCTTTCGAAGTTTTTAAAATATGCTAAAGGCGATAAAAAGTCAGCTGCACCATATAAGTGGTCATCAAGAGATTTTGAACCCGGTACACAATACGGTAAGCATGATACAGAAAAGGATAGCTCTTTTATCAAAAATGAAAAAGTGTACAAAGAAACATTTATGGATTCAATTACCGAATGGTTCACGAACAGTATATATTTTGGTTACGGTAACAGTCGGGCCATAGTAAAAAAAATATTTAGATGGCTGAATGTTATCATGATTAATGAAACTCCAAGCGCGTTTCAAGATGGTAAAGAAAAAGAACCCGACCCAAGGTCTCAGTATGCATATACAAGCAACGTCATGGTCTTATTCTACATTTTATTATTTGTATTTGTGATTTTTCCATTTTTTGGACTTGGACTCGGGTCAACGCTTATGATGTTGGTTGGAAGTATATGGAACCAAACCGCAAAAAAACAGGCAGCCGGGTCAGATAAATATATGACAGAAACGTTTGGCGGAAAAATTGTTGAAGGTGTTTTGTACACGTTGGTCCTGGGGTCTGTATCAGTAATGCCAGCCGCGGGAGCAAGTTATTTTATTCTACCTGCAATGTTTTTTGCCAAGTTGTTATTGTACCCGCTTTCAACTAAAACAAACAGAGAGAACTGTATAAAACTGCTTGCGGAAATAACTCCCATGATTGTGTTTCTTTTTTCAGTGGGTATGGCTATTTCTGCCAACTACAGTTTTCCACAACCGTTTAATTACATCATTATTGGAGCAGTGTTTGTAGCATACGCGTTTCTATTCAAAGACAATATAAAACGGTTATTTGGGTTTATAGCTTTAATAAAAAGCGGTTTAATAAAGAAAAAGAACTATGACCCTAAAAAACCAGTGAAATCAGTAGCAGTGCAGCAAGCACAAGCAAACGTATAAAAAATTGACATACGAATCACTCAAATATTATCATCGGACATAGGATTTGAGAAACAAAGATACAATGCCAAGACGAGGGTCCCCAAATGTTAGATGTACTGTGCTAGGATGTGACTGCGAATGGGTAGTTGTTTCCAAAACACGCCATATGTTTTGTGAAATCCACTTGGCGCAAGCGAATGAACTCTACCAAAAGTACAAAGAAGTGAACACCGAAGCCTTAGTTTCATTTTCAGACGAAGCGCTTGATAAGAGTATCGAACTTCGAGAAGAATACGCGCACCGGTTTTTGGATTTTGAAGACGCAGGAGCTCACAGCGCATATATTTCAATCTTGAAAAAAGTCAGGGGAATTGCAACCAACAACGGCCAAAGGCGGCGGTTTAACTACAACCGATGGATGACCGAAAGCAGGTACTTTTCAGATTTTACTCACGTTTAAGTCTTTACAGAAAGACTGACTGTTTTTATATTGCTTTCCGGTTCGAACATCAACGTATCCATCCGTTTCTGCAGTATGTTGAGCTGGGAACCCATTACCGTAAAAATAGTAGTCACCAACTTTTGTAACATTTTCACGAAGAACCATAACATGTGGTTCACTCCGGTCGGCGAATTCTTTGCACGCATCGTTGTACTTTTCAATCGTGTGTTCACTTGAAAGTGTGACTCGTTGGTACCAGTGCCATGACTCAATATGATATGTGGTATACATTATTGTTTCTGTTGTTAATTGAAAATTTGAAAATGAAAATAAAAAATAAAAATCAATTTTATAATTTTTATATTTGATTTTTATATTTGATTTTTATGGTTGGTTAGGATTTGTTCGGATGTTAAGGCTGAGTCATGAACTGTTTTTTAATATGTTCAAACATCGAAATAATGTCTTTTGCAGCAGATACTGCGACGGCTGAAATGTGCGCGACATTATTTTCAGTATCGTCTTGTAATGCAACTTGAATGTAGCTGTCCACATCATGCGGGTGTGTTTTTTTGAATGCGCAAAATGTAAGCGTTCTGTCCCCGTAGTAGTGTTTCGCATAAATCAAATGCTCAAGCGCCTTTCCCAGAGTGTATCCCTCTCTTTTCAAAACAATGTTATACACCAATGGCATTGTCACGTTGTACTTTGCTTCAACCACATTGGCCGCCGTGTCGTCCAGCATGCTTTCAATAAATTTTTCGCATTTGATTTTCATGCAGTCGCACGCTTTTCGCACGAGTTCGCCGTTCGTGTAGACACCAGCCGAAACGGTTTCAATCGTAAAGTCAAACGAGTTCGGTTTAACGATGCGTTGTGCAGATGAAAGACGCCAGTTTTTTTCATCGGAATCGTCCTTATCTTTTTCCGTTTCTTTGATAGCCTCCCACGCTTCGTCTTGTTTTCTTTTGTCGGGCGTACACGCGTATGTGCACGTGCTGCAAACGTTGTACGCGCCGTCTTGTTCCGCAGTTGAAATTTGAAATTCCGCCGAAAAGTGCAGTTCTTCGCCGTCCGTATAGTCAACAACGCGCGGTAAAAGTCGAGCAAACTCAATGTAGTGCCCGGACAACGGGTCAGGCACGAACATTTGTTTTGTCAGGGCTTTGTCTTCTTTTCCGGTAACCTTTTCAATGACTTTAAAGTCTTCGGTTGTCACATATGTAGTTACATCGGACGTATTTTTTTTTTGAACTTCGCAACGATACGCTTTATAATCAAAGTCAGTCACCTTGTTTTTAGACGGAATACAAATGGGAATGCACCGAAGTCGTTGTTTTAAAATTTCATTATGGTGACGCGTTGTGTTTACATGAAACACCGTATTTTCAGTGGTATCCGATATAACCTCGGTTCTAAACACGATGCACGGTATTTCCGATAAAAGAATACGGCGCAGACCGTTGGCAATACTCACATCCGTATTTTCCAGAGTAAATTGCAATTCGTCTTTTCCTGAAACATGAATGTTGGAAACCACAGGTAGTTTGTGCGCATTGATTTGCGCAGAGAGTTTACTGCTAGCTGCCTCCGCAGCGGCTGCTGTAGACACACTGGCATGCTTCGACTTTGACTTTGCAATCGCAACAATATCCGTTTCCGCCCCTTCAGGTTTCTGCTTTTTCTGTCTTTCTTTTCGAGGGGGTTTCTGTTTTTTATCTGAGGCTGGCTTGTCTTTTTCTTTTTCTTTTTCATCATCTGACGATGATGATGATGATGATGATGATGCGCCTTTTTCTCCCTTTTCTCCTTTTTCTCCTTTTTCTCCTTTTTCTCCTTTTTTACCCTTAGCATTTTTAAGCGCGCCTCCAACCATGGAAATGACGCTCTGTACGTGGTCTGGAATGACCGATTTGACCGCTTCTATTCCTGCTTCAAGTATATTTTCCATCGTCGTCGCGTAACCGTAATGAGTATGATTTTTAAATCAATTTTACTTTTATATATATATGTATATATATATATATATGTATATATATATATTGATATATTTTATGATATAATTTATGATATAATTTATGATATAAACAAATACAGTATGTATACCTTACAGACCTTAATAGACTATGAATACAGAAATAATAGACACGCCTCCCACACCCATATTTGAGTTTGAAAAAGATACCGCAACAGCAGTGATATGTGCAATTGCAAAAGAAGAACAGTTGTATATTGAAGAATGGATTGAGTACCATATACACTTGGGATTTGCCCATATTTACATATATGATAATGATAGCATTACATCAATGCGCTATCTTGTAACCAAATATCCATCATTTGTTACTGTATTACCCTTTCCAGGAAAGTGTCAGCAATTGAATGCATATCATGACTTTTTACACCAGTTTCGAAATAAACATCATTGGGTGGCCTATATAGACGTTGATGAATTTATTGTATTAAAAAAACACAATACAATTATAGAGTTATTAAAAACGTATTGCCACCAAGGAGCATTAGCGCTTAACTGGGTGCTTTTCGGAAGTAATCATCACCAACACTACCAACCACAACCCGTATTAGAAAGATTTACGCGTAGACAAATCGGCGTGAATCAACATATAAAATGGATTGCTCGAACCGACGATATTGAAAATATGGTTTCACCGCATCATGGAAAACTACGTTATGGAATTGCAGTAGATTGCCATGGAAATCAGATTGATGGACCATTTAACACAAATGGAACGGATGATATAGCTTGCATTCATCATTATTTTACGAAGTCAAAGGAAGAGTTTATGAAAAAATGTGAGAGAGGGCGTGCTGATATCCACGAAACACGAAATTTTGAACATGACTTTTCCGGTCATGATTCAAATGATATTGAAGATATGTCCGCTTGGAATTTTTTTATAGAAAAAGGCGGTTTGGGAGGATTGGGATGATTGATAGAAAAGTAAATAATTAATTAAACTTGAATTTGATATTAAATACAATTTACAACATGTAAGTTATGTTCTAAATTTGTAACTATGAGTTGTATTTTATACTATAGCAACCAGTGCGAGAACTCCAGAAAAATACTTCAAACCATTTCAAAAGGGTCGGTGCACAAAGACATTCACTTTATGTGCATTGACAAACGCGTGCGGGCGGGGAACGCGTGGTACATTGTTCTTGAAAACGGGGAGCGCGTCATTCTTCCGCCCCAAGTCGACAGAGTTCCTGCGCTCCTGCTTCTTGCCGACGGCCATAAAATTTTGTTCGGAGAACAAATTAAGCAGTACCTTCAGCCGCGCATCGTGGTTGCAAACAATGCCGCCACTCAAAATAACGGCGAACCATTTGCATTTTCCATTTTCAAGGACGGCCTGGGTGGACATGGTGTAACGTCCGACAGTTTCAGCTTTTTAGACCAAAGCAGTGACGAGTTGTCTGCAAAGGGCAACGGCGGACTTCGGCAAATGTACAACTATGCCACAATCGACTTTCGCGACAGCATTAACACTCCAGCCGAAGACTACGTGCCCGATAAAATTGGAAGCGTCTCCATGGAACAGTTGCAGCAAAAACGGAATAGCGACGTTGCTAACAACAGTACAAACACGCAGTTCCAGCAGCAACAGCAACAACAGCGTAACTTTTATCCGCCAGAGTTACAACAGCAGCAACAGCATCAACGTCGATAAAAACAACAACCTAAAAAAACAAATAAATACAAGTTCATTAGAGTTAGAAGAATGAATGAATGCAAAAATGAATAAGGACACCCCGCAAGCACAAGGTATATCCGGACTTTCCAATTGCGGAAACACGTGTTATATGAGCGCGTGTTTAAGTGTACTGTCGCACACCTATGAATTGAACAAGATGTTGGACAATAAACACCTTCAAGAGCGTCGGAAAACGCTTGGTAACCGGAAGTTTAACGCTCGCTTACTGGACGACTGGGATGAATTGCGTAAAATGTTGTGGAGTCAGAATTGTACGGTTTCCCCGGGAGGGTTTGTAAACGCGGTTCACAAAGTGTCGCAGCATATGGATAACTATCAGTTTCAAGGCTGGGGGCAAAGCGACTGCGGAGAGTTTTTATTGTTTGTACTGGATGCGTTTCACAACGCGCTCGCTAGAAGTGTGGTTATGCGAGTGGAAGGTGTAGAAAAAACCAGCATCGACACTGTAGCGACACGCTGTTACAACATGCTTAGAGACAGGTACGCAAAAGACTATTCTGAAATTTTGGATATTTTTTATGGCATTCAGTTGTCGATAATTTCAGACACGGTAACGGGTCAAACACTGAGTGCAAATCCAGAACCATTTGCAGTATTGGACATGGTGATACCCGAGCCTAAATCTGGTCCTAATGCTGACGCCGGGGCGCGACATGTTTCGTTGCACGAGTGCTTTGATGCGTATTGCGAACACGAACGTTTAGACGGCGAAAATAAATGGTGGAATGAAAAAACAAATCAAAAACAAGAAGTGAATAAGCACTTGTCGTTTTGGAGTTTACCTGAGGTTATGATTGTCAATTTGAAACGGTTTTCTCGAACCAACGTGTACGGAAAATACAAAAAAAATACAACGTCCGTTTACATACCCTTGAAAAAAGTGTCCTTTTCAAAGTACGTTTCGGGCTACAACCCCGAAAAGTATGTTTATGATTTATTTGGAGTATGCAATCACATGGGTTCAATGAATGGCGGGCACTATACCGCGACGGTACAAATTCAAGACGGTCGATGGTTCAACTTTAATGACGCAGACGTACGTGAAGTAAAAAATATGCCGGAAACACACATTGAGGGTACGTCACCGTATTGTTTATTTTATCGTAGAGTCAATAACCATAACCATAACCAATAAACCAATAACATAATTGATTTTTTCCTGAATTTTTTCAAATATTTTTAGTATAATATATAATATATGATTTATACTAGAATAAATAAGGTAGAATAGAACAGCAACCCCAAATACACAAAATAGGATAACATAAAATGAACATAAGTTATAATCCAACTACGAATGCAGAACCTGCCACTGGTGGCATGGTAGGGGCAAATAAAGGAAACATTACAATGGTAGTTTTTTTGTTTGTAATTATTGTTGTTTTTTATTTATTGTTTGCATCTTTAGGCATTGGTGGAATGGGCAGGGACGGGTCCGGGTCCGGTTCCGAAGGTTCAAGTGGGTTCAGTGGATTTTTCAGCTCTGGAAACGGGACATCGGGTGCAACGGCTAATCCGCGTCTTACTCGCTTATTTGAAATTTTGGTGTGGGCCATTTTCGTCGTCCTCATATTTGTGAACGGGATGCAGTACTTATTCAACGTGAATGTGAGCACGGAAGTAAAGAACTTGTTTTCGGACAAACCGGAAATCGATATTGAAGTCAGTCAACCGTACACAAATACCGCATTCCCAGTTTTGAAAGCACAGAAACAGGTGTTCAATATCCCTGGAAACTATTACACGTACGACGATGCCAAGGCAATATGCGACGCGTACGGTGCCCGTCTGGCGTCCTACAATGAAATGGAGGAAGCGTATAACAAGGGTGCCGAGTGGTGCGTGTATGGCTGGTCCGACAACCAAATGGCACTGTATCCCACACAAAAAGAAACGTGGCAAAAGCTGCAAAAAATAAAGGGGCATGAAAAGGACTGCGGCCGCCCCGGCGTAAACGGCGGCTACATTGACAACCCCAAAACCAAGTACGGCGTGAACTGCTATGGGCATAAACCACCTATGACCGCAGAAGCCGCCAAACTCATGCAACAAACTCCGATTTATCCCAAGAACATGAATGACATCCGACACCAGGAGAAAGTGGACTACTGGCGAAACAAGATTTCGGATATTTTAGTGGCGCCTTTCAATCACGACGCATGGAGTTTAATGTGAATGTGATACGCATCATACACATACCACACATACACGTAATTTACTTACAACATTTTTAAAAATATAAGTATTAGATAAATATTTATTAGGTAAAATACATATTAAACATATCAACCCTACATTACACATATTTTTATACTTATTTTTATTTATTTTTTATTTCATGGATTCAGTTCCAGTTCCAGAAACCTTTAAAAAGGTTATCGTTGATTTTATTTCAAGTTTCATAACATCATTTCCAGAGTATAAGGATGGGATTTATAAGGTACTTGACATGCAAGAGTACACGGATGTAGAGTTTGTGGATAATACACAGTCTAAGCCATTGTTGGATGAGTGCATCAAGAACATGTCAGAGAAAAATGTAGCCATTTTGTTTGAACACTGCCGACGTGTGTATCCAGAGCGTTTTTTCGACATTATATACCAAAACGACCTGATTTTTTCTCCGGATACAGCCGTTTCAAATAATGTGTGCGTGGACTTTTTACCGAATGTTGATTTTCGAATGGTGTGGAATCTGGCCGATGTTACCGACACAACCAAGGACCACCTTTGGAAGCACTTGCAACTTATAACATTCACGGTGATTGGTAGCATTTCTCGAGACAATTTGTCATTTGGCGATACGGCGCGAATGTTTGAAGCCATCGACGAAACTGAACTTAAAAGCAAGTTGGAGGAAACCATGGCTGGGATTCAGGCACTGTTTGAAACTCGTTCTGAAGGAGATAATACTACAGATACAAATACTCATGATGAGAATGGTGCCGGTCCAAACGTGGACAGCAAGGGCAGCAATGATAGCAGCGGTAAGAGTGCGTTCCCAGATGCAGAAACCATTCACGAACACTTGTCCGGGCTGTTGGATGGTAAAATCGGTGCGTTAGCGAAAGAAATTGCGGAAGAGACCGTAACCGAATTGAACATTGACATGACAAGCGAAACCAGCGTTTCTGGCGTGTTTCAAAAGTTGATGAAAAATCCGGGCAAGTTGACTGGCATTATAAAAAAAGTGGGAGAAAAGCTTGATAAAAAAATGAAGTCGGGTGACATCAAAGAAAGCGAGCTGTTCAAAGAAGCAAGTGACTTTATGGCAAAAATGAAGTCCAGTGGTGGTGTTGGCGGAAAGGGGGGAAATGGAATGGCCGACCTTGCGCAGCTGTTCAAAGCCATGAACTTGAACCCAGGTGCTGGTGGAGCGGCTGCAGGTTTAAACAGCAAGTCAAAAATCAACTTGAACGCCATGCAGTCTGAACTTAACCGAAACATGAAAATGGCATTAACAAGAGAACGAATGCAAAAAAAGCTGGAAGAAAAACGGGCCATTGAACAAACTGCGGAGCCACCATTTGACCCAACCAAAATGCGACAAAGCGTGTACCAACCTGAAAACGCAGAAAAGAATGAAAAAACCATGCGGGTTCCAATGGCAGCTCCTGACACGGGTTCAGCATCAGCATCCACGGATAAGACCGGGTATGAACCGGATACGTTGGGACCTGCAAAGTCCAAAAATAAAAAACATAAACATAAAAAATAAAAATAAAAATAATTTTGGTTATGTTGTTATTTGTTATTTATCGTTGTTATATTATGATGGTATTTTATGCTATACTTTAAAATACGTGTTTGAACCGGGACATATGTTAATTCCTAACTTATTTACCATATGTATTTTGGCATCGTCCATTAAATAAGTGGCTTTGGCCCACCGTATTTCAACACATTCCGATTCGTAAGGGTATTCAATTTGTTTTACGTAGAAGCAAGACATTCCTATTAATCCGCTAATGCAGTCGTCCATTTTATAATCGACCGGTTTCCAAAACGGTCCATACTTTATTACGCAATCATACTTGGTGTTGTGAACGTCTTTGACCACATTCATAAACTCGCTGTTATCGTCCAATACATACCGACCCGTCATTTTTACAATGAAGTCGGTGTCTTGTATATTGTATTTGGTGATACAATCAAACACATCTTGTAGTTCCTTTGTACCTTTATTGCTGGTTTGTTTGGAATTATTTTCAGTATAGTATATCTCAGCTTCTGATACGTCCGAAACCAATGTATCAAAAAGTGTTTCGCGCGGTCCGTTGTTTTCAACGACTATAATTTTACTTCTATCTTCCATATGTAAATTACGTATGACTTGGCTAAGTTTGGTGATTCCTTCAACGTACTGGCTTTCCCTTAACTTACAGCCCATCAAGCATGTAGTTACAATAAAATATATCATTTTTTAGATTTTTTTGAGTAAATTATTAATTATTAATTATTAATTGTTATGACTGTTTAACTATTAATAATCATTAAATAGTATACTAACGTATTTTTAACGTATTTTATTATTAAGTTAAGTTATGACTTTCTCTCTGCAACCAAGTACCCATTTCTTAAATCGACTTGTTTAAGAATGGTCCACTGTTGTGGATTGGCTCGAATCTCTTCAACAATGAGTTTGCACTTGTCAACATTGACATCGTCCAACATGAGAACGTTGCATCGATTTTTCAGCAGTTGAAATTCGTAATATGTGGTAAATTCACCACCATCTAATAGTACGACATCAAACACTTCAGGCAGATTGGCTCGTTTTAAAAAAACTTCACATTTTTTCATATTTATCAAGTCCACTTCATTCCAGTGTTTGAACCGTTCATCAGTAAGGCACTGTGGAAAGATTTCATAAAAATCAGCGGGTTCTTCATTCCATATCACCTCGTTTAGAATGTGCACCTTACTGTCATTGTATAATTTCACGGCATCGGACCACTTGTCTTTGTTACATTCCAAACTGTAAAACACGTAGTCATTAACGCCGTCGCCCCCTTGTGATGGACGATGCTTGAATCCTTCGACAAACGCTTTTGTCGAACCCATTCCGTTCCATGTTCCTACCTCTAGAAACGTTTTGTATTTACGATTTGAAGCAATCACTTTGATGTCTTCGTAAAAATCATCGTTGCAAATTTGACCTACTGCATTCTGTTGATGAATGTAGTAATTACGCATGTCATAAGCTTCCCACATTTGTATCTATGTATCTCTATTTATGATTTATATATCTATATATCTATACCTATTTATATTGTAATCTGTTTTTAAACAATATAAAATAAATAATAAAGCGATTATTTTATCTGTTTTTAAAGTAAATACATCGTAGTCATACATACAATACAATGAAGTATAAAGACCGGGTTTCGTTCGATGACCGTAAACGTGTCGCAGATAGAATCGTATCCGAACATCCGAACCGTGTTCCAGTGATTGTAGAGTGCAGCGAACAGTTACAGAGAGAACACCCTATACCTAAAAACAAGTTTGCAGTGCCATACGACTTAACTCTGGCACAGTTCATGTATGTAGTCCGAAAACATATGGCACTCAAACCCGAATTTGCGTTGTTCGCGTTTATCAATAATCGCCTGCATCCAACGGCGGCGCTCATGGGTACCATTTATTCCCAAGAAAAAACCGAAGACGGCTTCATGTACATTGAACTTTTTCAAGAATCCACGTTTGGATGAATTGCCTACTACCCACTACCCACTAGCATTTCACAAATTTTTACTGGGAACAACGTATCCGTGCGACCTCGTGCGTCGAAGAGCGTCCCGTGCATCATTCACATTGGGCGCTTTGAAACTCAGGGCATCTGACTCTTTCAGTCGCATTGAACTCTCTCCAATTGCTTGCAGTTTAAGCCGTTCCATGCGCGATGACGCATCATGTCGATTGTAAATGCGTTTCTGTTTGGTTATTTGTTCAGCACTAGAAGCGGTCGCGTCATTGGCAATCCGTGGATAAACAGTTCGCGCGTACGCGGCGCGGTTGCTCGAAAATGTGGAGTCATCTGCGGAAGGGTAAAACTTGGGTGGCATCGCTACGGTGTTTGTGCTAACTGGTGTGATATATGTAAGTCCCAACTTACGTACCAATAACTCCATCTGAAGACCTCCGCCCGACCATGCGCTGACGGTAACCCCTGCATTATTTGCAACCTTTTGCCACGACTTTTCAGTCGAAACAGTTGGGTCGGCATATGTCAGAACGACCGCGTTGTTGACTAGTATGGTCCATGTGGTCGCTGCATTTTTATTGTATATAATTTTTACAGGAAACCATTGGTTTTGTCCAGGTCCTTTAGAACTAGGTGTAACGGTGCTTTTAATAAGAGCTTTACCGGTTTCATCAAAGATATAGACCCCTTCTCCAGACAACCCATTGTTAGTGTAATAAGACCAAAAATTAAAATATATAGACCGACTTTTTGCGTTTCCGAACTTCACGGTGTAAGAGTCACCACCAATTGTAAGATTTTTAGGCGTCCAATACACTTGCATATTGAACTCAAACGATTTTAAATACGGCGTTATCAAAAAATCGGAGTACTGGAGCGCACCGCCTTGGCTCACTTGGCCGTTTATTAAACGAACTTGTACGTCAGGGTTTGTTCCTATAGGAGACTGAGCCACTCCTGTTCTTGCCATTGTTAAATGCCAATCGTTTTCTGTTATTGGCGTAACACTTTTTTCGTTTGAAGTCGATGATGTGTACATGTTTTTTTTTTATTTTTCTATTCTATTACTTTTATATAGAATATAGAATATAAATTACTATTTAAAACTTTTCATTTATTATTTTTATTCATTCACAACCCACAATCACAACCTTAACTTAACTCAAATGGACGAGACTGATAGATTAAATTTGCGAAAGATGCTTGCATCCAACAGCGACGTCAAAGACAACACGAGCAAAATACGAGAACTGCAACATAGCGACGCCATTCGCTCTGATGTTGAAACCATGCTTAAATTGAAAAAAGAGTATGCTCGTCTCGCGCTATCCAATCCGCAACAGTTTGACGCCATTTGCACATCGAGATGCTCGTTTCTTTTCAACAACTATACTGATATTTTCAACAAGATGAAAAAAGATGAGATTGACCTCGGCATTCTTTCTAAACTGTTGGTTGTTCTAAAACTCATTGAAACCGGAAAGCTGGACCAGCATGAAGGCTCATACGAGGTAGGCAAACTATTGAAACAAATTTATGTGGACAGCGCGCTGCGCAAATCAGAACACCTGGATAAAAAGTACGAGAAAGTGAATGCCAAAAGTTCAGGTGTAACTCATCTACCACCACCCAAAAAAATTTCATGGGAACACTATAAAAAAACCCATGTATTACCAGAAAAACTCGAAAATAAGTGAATAAAATCTAATTCATAGTATAAAAATGAATTTAAAAGGTTGAATACTATTTATATAACTGTTACTATTACAATGGTAGAAAAGGATAGTACGTTATGCATTGGAATGTGTATCTTTAACAATATAAATGGCGTTTCGTACTTGTTTTCAAATTTAGCCCAAATTTATAATTCAGGGATTTTTTCTAGAGTTGATTTTGTTTTTATATATGAAGAGCATGATTCTACGCTTCGTGAAATTACAAAGCTTATTCAGGACGAATTTATCCCACAAGTACCAAACGCTATCATCGATATGATACAAAACCAGTACCCATGGGAACCAGTGCGACAGCGAAATATTGGACACGCGCGAAACACATTTTTAGATTACCTTCAGTTTTTACGCACACACACACTGGACGCAGAAAATGCTTGTTCATTCTCTCATTTTGCATTCATGGACTTTAATGACTATGCGTGTATTGGAGACATAAATACGGACGTATTACAAGAAGTTATGGACGCGCAGGATGAATGGGACAGCGTGTCTTTCATGCGTGAAGCGGGCTACTACGACATGTGGGCTTTATCGTTTTATCCATATGTGCACAGCTTTTTTCATTTTGAACGTCATTGGCGTGACGTTCTGGAACGCATGCGTAAAATGTTCGACAGCGTGGTGCTTCGCGCCATACACTCAGGTAAGTCGTTTCTTTCGGTGTATTCTGCTTTCAATGGGTTTGCGTTGTATCGCTGTTCCACCTACTTGTCTGATGCAGAACCGCGCATACGCTACAGCGACGACATTCAAACCGCATTTTATCCTCCAAACGCGTTACAGGAACAACTTTATTTGGTGGATGCTCAAATGGACGGTCGCGTCAACAACGACTGCGAGCACCGGTACTTTCACATGGTGTCTGCTCAGCCACCACACAACGCGCGCATCTACATTTATTTGAAAAGTTTGTTCAAAAAAATGCCGCCCGATACCGTTTCAACGTTAACCTATGTGCCCAGAGCACCGGTTTGAAGATAATATCGTAACAAATACACATTTATTTGATTAAATCTGTATTTAAAATAAAAAATGTGGACAATATAGAGATAAATTTGATGCCAATCGTTCACGTTATATTCATTATTATTGGCGTTGTGTTTGGAATCAGTGCTATTGCACGATGTTATATGATGTGTTGTCAACCCAATAAACATGCAAGAACATAATCTGTATTTTACCTGAGTCTTGCCAATGGCTCCCATTTGAATGTAACCGTGTTGTAGTACATGTAGTGTGGATTTTTCCAGACGTTGTGCGTATTTGAAGGTGCATAGTCATTTCCCCAGCATTGCTTGTCGTGTTCTTGTGCAAAATGCGCCAGCGTTTCGTATTCGCAAATGTCAACCGATTCTGGCAAATCATATTCCGTACTGGTTCGCGTAATTGTATTTTTTTCTTTTTCATAACGACCGTACCACTTGTCAGAACCTTCATCGTGTTCACCGTCGGTGCGGTCACGGTCTTCTACACTTATGTGCATGAGTTTGACGCTGCCATCCGGTAAGTAAAACTGCTGGTTGCGTTTTCCAATACTGCGACTGCCTGGATTTTGGGTATGTCGATTATGGTTATTGTTATGACTATATGTACTGGATTCGGAAACCACACTTCTTGGACTGGAGTCAACGACATCAACAACATCAACCAATGGTTTTGCTTGTTGTTCTTCTTTTGTGTGGTGTCCAGATTCTTTTTCTTTTTGTGTAGCAGTGCTTTTCTTTGATAAAATTGCATCTATAGAAGCAGCGTTATAAAATCGCTCGCCATAATGATATATGATTCGCACATCCGGATAAATGGGATGCCGTTGAGGAAAAAACTGAGATATTTGAAGTTGGGTAAACATGTTGTTTCGTATAAGTATAAGTATAAGTAACTACTGTATATTATACTTTTAAATATTTATTATATCTAATAAATACAAAATACAAAATACAAAATAGAATGTCTAAGAACCTGATTCTTATTGATAACCGGGTTCAAGACTACGAAACCATCGTCGCGGCGGTCGACCCTGCTTTAGCGGTGAGCGTCGTGTTTGACTATTTTGAGGACACGTTCGACACGCTGAAAGAGCGCATAGGTGCGCTCGGTACAAATACAAGCGGTGTCGTGTCTGTGGGCTTGATTCAGCACAACTATAAAGCGCCGATGTTTAGCATGATGGCATCGGCCGAATTAGCGCCAGTGGCGCAGGTTGCGGCGCAGGACCCCGGTCTGGAGCGATGGGTCCAATTTAGAGATTTTATCACGTGGTGCAAGACCGAATTTAATACCGCGCATTTCGACATGATGGCGTGCGCCTTGTACTCCGACCCAGATTGGAAATACGTGATAGATACGCTGACTGCACAGACCGGTGTTACCGTGCGCGCATCCACGGACGACACGGGTGCGGCCGCGCTGGGCGGAGACTGGTTCCTGGAGTCACATACGGGAATGAACTTGAAAACAGTGTATTTCACTGAAGCAATCGAGGAGTATAGGGGGATTTTGTATTTATATACAAGCGATATTCGTGAATATTCAACAAAAGGGTTCGCGACAGGAAGCGTCCAAGCGTGGGGAGTTATCACATATAGTTCCAGCGGGACTACGCCGAGCAGTGTGACTGCCACGGATTCCGGTGTCGTCTCAATATATAGTACAAGCAATGGCTTCGCGGCGTTAAAAACCGACGGCAGCGTGGTCCAGTGGGGGGGTGGTGGGATTACGGCACCGAGTAGTGTGACTGCCGCTAATTCCGGCGTCATATCAATATATTCTACCGATATGGCCTTTGCTGCGCTAAAAAATAACGGCAGTGTCGTTGCGTGGGAGGAGGCAAGATATGGCGGAACTGCACCTAGTAGTGTCACTGCCGCGAATTCCAATGTCGTAGCAGTTTATTCTACCAGCAGCGCCTTCGCGGCGCTAAAAACCGACGGCAGCGTTGTCGCGTGGGGGGAGGCAAGTTATGGCGGGACTATATTTTACCCTCAGGGCTCTTTTTTAGCTACTCCGATTGCGGTGACTGCCGCAAATTCCGGCGTAGTCGCAATATATTCTAATTATTACGCATTCGCGGCGCTAAAAAGTAACGGCAGCGTCGTCGCGTGGGGGTTTGCCGACAGGGGTGGGACGACTCCCGGGAATGTCAGTTCCGGCGTCGTCGCGGTATATTCTACTAATGGCGCTTTCACGGCGTTAAAAACCGACGGCAGTGTCGTCGCGTGGGGTGGGTATACGGCACCGAGTAGTGTTACTGCCGCGAATTCCGGCGTCGTCGCGGTATATTCTAACGACGGCGCCTTCGCGGCGCTAAAAACGGATGGCAGCATTGTCGTGTGGGGGAGTTATGCCAATACGACGCCGAGTAGTGTGACTGCCGCGAATTCCGGCGTCGTCACGGTATACTCTGCATATTATGCATTCGCGGCGCTAAAAACCGACGGCAGTGTTGTCGCGTGGGGGTCTTCAGATTATGGCGGGACTGCTCCAACTACGGTGACTGCCGCAAATTCCGGCGTCGTCTCAATATATTCTACCTATTACGCCTTCGCGGCGCTAAAAACCGACGGCAGTGTTGTCGCGTGGGGGTCTTCGACGCATGGCGGAACTGCACCGAGTAGTGTAACTGATGCGAATTCCGGTGTCGTCGCAGTATATTCTACTAATACCGCTTTCGCGGCGCTAAAAAGCGACGGCAGCGTTGTCGCGTGGGGACTTGAAGGTGGAACGAACCATTTTCCGGGTATAAGTTCCGGAGTCGTCTCAATATATTCTACCTTTGGCAGCTTCACGGCGTTAAAAACCACCGCCACGACGTTTGACCTTTCTGGTTCATACTATTCAAATATGGACCGGTACAACATCCTCCGTAAAAAGGAAAATCGCCGTCGTGTAAACCTGACAACCCTGAACAATAACGTGTTTACGCTATCGGCGGCGCGCGATATTCAATCATTCAATCGAACCATTCCTTCAGGCGAATCCTTGCGCATCATTGTCCCGGACTATGTATCGTCGCCGCACTCCATAACATCCACTGCGACCATCCCGTCCGGCGCGGGAAGCGTTATTATCGCGTGCGATGAAGGTGAACCTGTCACTATTTCCGGAACAACCTACGTGAACTACGGGTCCTACGTTTATAAACGAGAGACAAATAACACGTACACGAAACTCACGACCGAGCAAACCATTTCGGGTACCAGCTACACAATGTACGGTGGCGATGGTATCAACAGCAGCGGTATTGCGTTGGTCGAACCCCCCAAACCAATTCCAGTGTTATCCACATTCGCAGTCGCTTCATCCAAAACGTTTGGCGACGCATCGTTCGCGATTATCACGCGCCCCACCAGCGACAGCAGCGGCGCAATCACCTATAGCAGCAGCAATCCCGACGTGGCGAGCATCGACGCTTCCGGAAATTGGATAACTTTGGTTGCTGCGGGCGATGTATCATTCAATGCAGCGCAAGCCGCTACAGCCGACTACGCGGCCGCCACAAAAGCCAGCAACACGCTCACCGTTTCGCTGGGCACGTCCACTCTTTCATCATCCACATTCTCGGTCGCCGCCTCGAAAACGTACGGCGACGCGTCGTTCGCGATTATCACGCGCCCCACCAGCGACAGCAGCGGTGCAATCACCTATAGCAGCAGCAATCCCGACGTGGCGAGCATCGACGCATCCGGAAACTGGATAACTTTGGTCGCTGCGGGCGACGTGAGTTTCAACGCCACGCAAGCCGCTACACCTCAATATGCCAGCGCCGCCAAGGCCAGTAACACGCTCACCGTTTCGCTGGGTACGTCCACTCTTTCATCATCCACATTCGCGGTCGCCGCCTCGAAAACGTTTGGCGACGCATCGTTCGCGATTATCACGCGCCCCACCAGCGACAGCAGCGGCGCAATCACGTATAGCAGCAGCAACCCCGACGTGGCGAGCATCGACGCGTCCGGGAATTTTATAACCCTGGTCGGTGCGGGCGACGTGTCATTCAACGCCACACAGGCACAGACCGCTCAGTATTTAGCCGCGACAAAAGCGAGTAACACGCTGACAGTTTCAAAGGCGGCGGCACCCACGCTGTCGTTTGTCAGCCCACCCACAACAAAAAACCTGACGGATGCGGCATTCACGGTTGTTGCCAGTAGCGCGAGCTCGGGCGCTGTTACGTATACCAGCAGCAACACCGCATTCGCAACGGTGGGTGCCAGTAGTGGTCTGGTTACATTGAAAGGTGTCGGCACCGTCACGATAACCGCCGCCCAAGCGGAAAGCGCGCAGTACAATGCGCCCGCAAATACAACTTGCTCTATCATGATAAGCGCAGCCGGATCCGAACTTGCCGGACAAACTGTTTCCCCGGGCACGAGCTTTGCCGGTTTAAATTTATCGGGAGCGTCGTTGGTCGGAACTACTCTATCGGGCGTTTCTTTTTCAGGGGCCACACTTACAAACGCGAATTTTTCCGGCGCAACCATCACCGGAACCGATTTCACGAACGCGAATATCAGCGGCGCCACAAATCTACCCGCATTTAGCACCGCTCAAAAGTTGCAGTTGCTTAGCAACATAAACAATGTTGCGATTAGCGAGATACAAATCAATACGCAGCTAAGCGGTGCGGATATTAACGCCATACTTCCCACTCCGATACCCGCCATTACAAGTGCCACATTCACGCTGAAGGTTCCGACCACGCTGGATGCAAGCTTGAATAAAGTTTTGACAATTACCAGCGTTGATTTATCCAATAACGCGTCCGTGTATATTCCATTGAATGCAAACGAGTCAGTGAGCATAAATGGAACCGTGTTTTCGTTCAATGGCACTAATATATTGGATGCGGGAAACAATCCGCGAACGTATGTAACAATCGTCGGTATTCCGTTTAAAATTTACGCAGGGTCGGTGATAGCATTGAATATATTGAACGCTCTCAATAACGTGATGTTTGGTGCAAATGGCATGTATAATATTCTTTCCGAGTTGTTTGTTGCTCAGTTTCTTCCAAATTAAATTTTTATTTTTTATTATTTATATTTATTATATCTAATAAATACAAAATACAAAATAGAATGTCTAAGAACCTGATTCTTATTGATAAACGTGTTCAAGACTACGAAACCATCGTCGCGGCGGTCGACCCTGCTTTAGCGGTGAGCGTCATGTTTGACTATTTTGAGGACACGTTCGACGCACTGAAAGCGCACATAAGCGCGCTCGGACTTACGAATGAAACAAACCAAATTTCGGTGGGCTTGATTCAGCATAACTACCGCGTACCAATGTTTAGAATGCTGGCATCAGCCGAGTCAGCGCCGGTCTTATCGGTTGCCACACAGGACCCCGAGCTGGAGAAGTGGGCCCAGTTCCGAGAATTTATCATGTGGTGCAACACCACCTCTGAAATCGGTGCCGCACACTTCGATATGATGGCTTGCGCCTTGTACTCTGAACCAGACTGGAAATACGTTATAGATACGCTAACCGTGCAGACCGGCGTGACCATCCGCGCATCCACAGATAACACTGGTGCGGCCGCGCTGGGCGGAGACTGGTTCTTGGAGTCGCATACTGGTGTCAACCTGAAAACCGTGTATTTCACGGACGCAATTGATGACTATCGAGGAACGCTCTTGAGCCTGGGCTATCAATCTTTTTTTCATAACATGAAACTATACAATTTTAAGGGCATAAGTACTGGAAGTGTTGTCACATGGGGAAATTCAACTTGGGGTGGCAACTCAACATCAGTATCTGCCAGTATAAGCTCGGAAGTTGTATCAGTTTACTGTACCGCGTATGCATATGCGGCGTTAAAAAGCAATGGTAGCGTCGTTACATGGGGGGATTCAACAAATGGTGGAAACTCGAGTTCTGTATCGTCGAGTTTGAGTTCGGGAGTTGTGGAAATATGTTCCAATGAAGAAGCATTTGCGGCGCTGAAAAGTGACGGCAGTGTGGTTACATGGGGAGATTCAGCATTTGGCGGAAACTCAAGTTCCGTATCATCGAGTCTAACTTCTGGGGTTGTGGCGATTTATTCTTCCTATAGCGCATTTGCGGCATTAAAGAGCAACGGCAGTGTGGTTACATGGGGAGATTCAGCATTTGGCGGAAACTCAAGTTCGGTATCATCGAGTCTAACTTCTGGGGTTGTTGCAATTTATCCTGGGCACCATGCATTTGCGGCGTTAAAAAGCAATGGTAGCGTCGTTACATGGGGGGATTCAACTAATGGCGGAAACTCGAGTTCCGTATCGTCAAGTTTGACTTCAGGAGTTGTCACGGTAGTTGGTAATATTTTTGCCTTTGCGGCGCTGAAAAATGACGGCAGCGTCATAACGTGGGGGGGGTCAATTTGGGGGGGCAATTCAAGTTCCGTATCATCGAGTCTAACTTCTGGGGTTGTGGCAGTTTATCCCAGCGGTGGTGCATTTGCTGCTCTAAAAAGCAATGGTAGCGTCGTTACATGGGGAAACTCGACTCATGGCGGGAATTCAAGTTCAGTATCATCAAGTCTAACTTCTGGAGTTATTACGATAAGTTCTGCCGCGCAAGCATTCGCGGCGCTGAAAAGCGACGGCAGTGTCGTCGCGTGGGGGGATTCATCTTATGGTGGCAGTGTCGTCGCGTGGGAGAGTTCAGCATCCTCGAGTCTAACTTCTGGAGTAGTGGCAGTTTATTCCAGCGCTGGCGCATTTGCTGCTCTGAAAAGCAATGGTAGTATTATTACGTGGGGGCATCCAGACTATGGTGGAAATTTAAGTTCGTCATCTTCCAGTGTAACTTCGGGAGCTGTGGCAGTCTATAGTAGTGAATATGTATTAGCGATTCTTAAAAGTGACGGAAGTGTTGTAACGTGGGGAATCGCAAATTATGGAGGGAACTCAAGTTCCGTATCGTCCAGTATAAGTTCAGGAATAATTGGTTTGAGTGGGAATAGATTCGCAATGTCGGCATTAAAAACTACCGCTACCGTATTTGACCTTTCTGGGTCATACTATTCCGACGTGGACCGGTACAATATTCTTAGAAACAAGGAAACCAGACGCCGTGCAAACTTGACAACCCTGAACAATAACGTATTTACATTATCGACATCGCGCGATATTCAAAGTTTTAACCCGACAATGCCTACTGATAAAGTGTTGCGCATCATTGTTCCAGACTACGTGTCGTCGCCGCTTTCCATAACATCCACCGCGACCATCCCGTCTGGTTCAGGAAATTTTATCATTGCTTGTGATGAGAGCGAGCCGGTAACCATTTCCGGAACAACCTACATGAATTACGGTTCATACGTTTATAAGCTAGAGGCGAACAACACTTACACAAGGATAACCAGTGTCGTCATAAATGGAAAATCATACAACTTGTATGGCGGATATGGTGTAAAACACTTAAGCGGAATTGCACTCGTTAATATCTTTTCTTCTCTTTCGTCGTCAACATTCACGGTCGCCAACACGAAAACGTTTGGAGACGCGTCGTTTGCTATTATCACGCGACCAACCAGTGACAGCGATGGTGCAATCACGTATACTAGCAGCAACATCAACGTAGCAACCATTGACGTATGCGGTAATTTTATAACCCTGGTCGGCGCGGGCGATGTATCATTCAATGCCGTGCAAGCCGCAACCAATGAGTACGCAGCCGATACAAAAACCAGCAACACGCTTACCGTTGCGCGCGCAACTTCCACCCTTTCATCCGCAACATTTTCAGTTGCATCATCCAAAACGTTTGGAGACGCGTCGTTTGCTATAACCACGCGACCGACCAGCAACAATACTAGTGTTGATGTAGTGTATAGTAGCAGCAACTCCAGTGTGGCAACCATTGATGAATCCGGTAATTTTATAACCCTGGTGGGTGCGGGTGACGTATCGTTTAATGCAGCTCAGGTCCAGACAAATCAGTACAATGCGGCCAGTAATACTAGCAACACGCTTACCGTTGCGCGAGGAACATCCACCCTTTCATCCACCACATTTTCAGTTGCATCATCCAAAACGTTTGGAGACGCGTCGTTTGCTATAACCACACGACCAACCAGCAACAACATTAGTGTTGATGTCGTGTATAGCAGCAGCAACCCCAGTGTGGCAACCATTGATGCATCAGGTGACTTTATAACCCTGGTGGGCGCGGGTGACGTATCTTTCAATGCGGCTCAGGTCCAGACGAACCAATACGATGCGGCCAGTAATAGCAGCAACACGCTTACCGTTGCGCGAGGAACGTCCACCCTTTC